AAAACTGTAAGATTCCCGAATCTTTCGCCCTTAATATTTTGTGCCTTGAAAAATGTTTTATAATTTAAACAACCGCAACTTTTAGCGATTTCTATTTGCTCTTTACGCATCCATTTTCTATTATGGCAATGTGGGCATTCTACAAGCAACAAACTTCTTCTATTTTCCCGCTTATAATCTATAATTTTAAAATTATTGTATACTGTTCCAACCAGCTCTTTAATATCTGTATATTTTCTTTTGCTCATAAAATCCCCCTAAAACAAAAAGATGTATAAACCGCCTATTTTAGCAGCTTATACATCTTGATGTTAATGTTTATCGTAATTATTATATCTTATTATCTTTCAACTGTCCATACATCTGTTATTATATCGTTTTTATCAGTCTTGATACAAAATGATGTGGAATCTGGGGCATCAATATAAGCTATATAATCATATCCGTTGTTATTGCTTTCTCCGCAATATACAGAGCTTTCCCCGCACTGCTCGAAATCTTCAAACGCACATATAATATCATTGTAATTAACCTCTTCGCCTATTAATTTTTTTAAATTCTCTAGCACTCCATTTACTGTTATCATGTCGTTCATCCTCTCTTCTACATTAATCATATCTTTAATTATTCTTGTTGTAAGTTCTTCTGGGGCAATGTCTCCAGCTTCTATCTGTTCAAGCTGTTCTCCTGTTGCTTCGATTTCAAACGCCTTGAAGCTGTCCGCTGTTCCTGATTTAAAATGTTTTTGCTCTCTTTCTGTGAGCCTGTCCCACTCTTTATCAAGATATTTTTTGGCTTCTTCTGCTGTGTTATGCCTTAACACCTCGCCAATCATCCTCTCATTATATATACTTGTGTAATATGCTTTCATATCGTCCACGTTTTAACCTTTCTTAATTATTTTCCTTTTCACATTCAAACCCGAATAAAATATCATTCGCCAGCTCTTCGCTTATTTCCTCTTCTGCGATTGGCTTTCTGTTCTCTGCTCCGATTATTTCGTCAAGGCTTGCGTCTATGTCTGCAAGCGCCTTTTCTCTGCTAAATCCAAGCTCAACAGCCTTGTTTAATAATTCGATTGTTTTCATCCTTTCCACCTTTCGCACCGTGTGCGCCTTTCTTTTAATGTACCTTAAGTATATACCGATAGCGTTATATTGTCAACACTATTTTTAGTGTTATTTAAAAATATTTTATTTTTTCGTCATTGGTTGGTACTATCTCTAATATATCGCTCGGCTGACATCTTAAAATAATACATAATGTATTTAATGTCTTTGTATTAATATCGCTTTTATTCCTCAAATTCTGCATTGTGCTCTCGCTCAATATCTTCTCTTTTCTCATTCTATTGGCGGTGTAGCCACGCTGCGCCAGCTCTTTTAATACATCTATTTTATATGTAAGCATTTCAAAGCTCCTTTCTGTTTTGTTTTTTATATTATATATAAAATATTGCAGTTTTGCAACACTTAAAAATAAAATTAAAAAACATCTTAAAAAGTGTTGACATACACCTTATAAGGTGTTAATATTAAGCTACAAAATAAAGAAAGCGAGGAAACAAATATGGATAAACAATACAGACTTGTAACAGAAAGCGGTAAAATTTTATTAGGCGGTGAGACATACAGCCGCCGAGGAGCTGAAAGCTGGTTTGATGGTTTCAATGGAATCTATGAGGATGACGAAACAGGAGCAGAAGAAAGAATATACATTGAGGAGGTAACAGAATGATAATAGGGTTATTAGAAAATGGTAATAAATGCGTTTACGATTTACCGACGGAAATTAAGACAGCAGCAGAGTTTAAAAATCTTATTTATGGCTATAACAACGGGCGCATGGCGGAAAGCCAGAGAGAAGAACTTTATAATCAGCCTAAACTAAAAGGTTTAAATGGTCCGATGTGGAACGGCTGGGGAACTCTTAAAAGCACAGGCGAAACAGTCGCAATTATTCGCTATGAAAAGCCTTGCAGATTTTAGCCGAAACGCTCCGGTTTGGAGCGTCAGCCGCGGGATGGTCTCCCGGCTCTGATGATGGCAGACCAGAAAACGAAAGCGAGGTTTTGAACATGGAAAAATATATAATGGTTGCAACAAATGAGCAGATAGAAAGAAGCAAGGCGCGCAGAAAAGCCATTGAAACATTGGAGTATAACCCAATGTGCTACAACTGTAAGAGTTTTGAAAAGTCCTGCAAAGGGTCAACAAATAAAGTATATAGCGGATGCGTCTATAAAGAGGTTGACGAATCGAAACCGTCTATATATATACAGATTTTAGAACAAGTGAAATAGTCGAAACTGCCACTTCTGGCGGTCTGCAGGAACTGCCCCACCTGCACTGATGAGACAGGGCGCACAATGAAAGGATGGTAGATTTTATGAAGATGATGACACTTGAAGAATCAAAAGAATACACACGCGAAAAATTGGCGCCATATTATGACCCTGAAAAAATAGAAAATATAGTTAATCAATATGTTTCCGTTGCGCGTCCGGGTGTTGTCTTAGTTAGAAATGAAAACGTAGGACTTATGAAACTTTATTTGTAGAAAGTGAAAGGATGGCTGATTATATGACAAAAGCAGAATTGTTGAAAGAATTTGACGAGCTGGAAAAGGAAAAAGGAGTACACATTGAGGGAATTTATTACAATAGCAAGAAAAGCACCATAGAAAACGCTATAGAATGCCTAAAATGCCCGGATGAACTTTTAAACAAGTATTTAACCGTTGTAAGCCTCAAATACCCAAATAGCGGGCGCGTGATTACTGAAAATGGAGATTTTAAGCGGCACAGCCACAACAGATTGTATGTATTTAATACGGCGCGCATGATTTTAGCAAATTAAGCAAGGCTGGCTTTTCCGGGGTTCGATTCCCCGGCTTGCTTTTACCCTTCAAGGGATAATATTAAGAATATGGAGGTCTGCGATATGACAATATATGAAAAATTAGACACTTTAACAGCCGGAGAAATCCGCGGAAATTTAGAAAAATTTATATTTATCTATGGGAAAAAGGCAGCCGAAATCTTGGAGCTTGAAAAAATAACAGATTTTTCTTTTTGGGATAATGGGCGAAGCGTGATTATATACGCAGGTCCGCAAGCTGTTTTTGATTGCAACTATGATATTTTTTATGGCTTAAAAAGGCTTACAACCTGTTATAATAAAAGCGGTCTATTTTATGAATTTAACAATTAATAACTTGATTAAGGGCGTACAATCTGTGCCCTTTTTTGCTTGCTGTGGGTTCTGGTTGGTTCAATTCCAGCCGCAAGCATTAAGTATATATTTTTTATATGCTTTTCTTTGTGTACCTTGAAAAATTAACATAATAATGCTATGCTTATATATAAGACTTTTTATGCCTTTTTAGGTGTACAAGTGTACCCAGTTGGGGCGGCGCGCGTTCTGGCGAATTCTCCAGAACTGGCGACAGCTTCCACGACTTGCAAGGGCATATTATACCCATTTTACACAATGCATTTAAAAGCGTTTTAAGGCTGTTTTGTTCTGTAGGCTTATAAGTCTACACCGACACAATAAAACCACCGTACAGGTCAAATCACAAAGTCACAAAGTCAAAACAAGCACGAATCGCAGCCAGTCAAGTTTATATAATGTACTTTAATCCATTAAAGTTTTTCATCAATTTTCAAGGGCAAATCTGAACAAAATCGGGAGTAAAAATTGAAATTCTGTGTAACCGATTTTTGGATTTCAAAATTGAAAGTGACGGGGGTATTTGAAATGGCACATTATAATTTTGTGAGAAATTTTTTCAATTTTTTAAGTAGGATTTGAACGAAATCTGAACCGGATTTTGAAAATTGTCAAAATCGAAATTACGAATATAAAAGAGAACCCCACGGAGGTAGCAAAAAAGTTGCATTATATTCCGTGGGGTTTAAATTAATCTACAAAAATAATCGGTTTATCGTCATCAAAAAGATTACTAACAACTTCCTGTTCTTTATCCACTAAGTAACAAGGAACTTTTTGGAATCGCCTAAGCCCTTTGATAATTTCATATTTGTTATTAATTCTATATATAGTTCCTACGAAATTACCTTTATTAACAGGAATATAAGATTGCGTATCTAATGGAGCTGATATAGGTTTGTCAAGTTCCTTAAGTTCTACAATATCTACTGCTTCAATCTTGCATAAATCACCATACTCACCTAATGATGGATATACCGGTGGTTTTAGTAACGCATGGTATATATCATCTATGTCACTATCATCAGCTTTGATGTATATAGTTGTATATAAATCAACTAGCATTAGATGATATTTAACTGTACTAACCCAGCCGGTATGGCTTCCGTCTGCATAATCTGTTATAACATCCCAACGCTTAAGCATTTCATCGCTAATTTTGTTGAAATTATAGCCACCGTGCCATTCTTTTTGCACCTTAGTATTATAAATTCCTTTACCAGTAACAAAAAAATCTAATTTATGATACCTTTTCCATTGGCACATTGAATGAATAAACCCATTAACTGTGCTAAATGGTGGCAAAGGGTAGCAATCTGCACCTTTTGGCGCTGATGGATTATTGAATCTAGCCATTTCTTGATACATTTTTAATCTTACAACTCTCATAATAAAACCTCTAAAATAAAATAAGTTGCACCTATACAAAAATGTATCAATGCAACTTTCCACTATGGTTCTATTAAGGTAAAATGATATATTAATTATCAATTGTTTACATCTATTAAATAATAGCATTTTTAAATATTATTGTCAACACAACAACTTTCTGTATAAATCAATGCTTTACTTGCATACCGGCATTGACTTAGTTCATATATCAATAATTCCTTAGTCATAGTCGGATTAGTCTTTTGAACTATCTTTAATAACTCATCAATACTCATTATCCTACTCTCCTAACTGCCCCTAAAACCATATCAACAATATCAAATACTTCATCTCCGTAAGTTGCCACAAAATCACACAATATCTCTTCCTGTTCAATAGGCAAGTACACATCATAGGACATACAGATTGCATGGCATACTTCGTGTATAAGCACTTTGCGTTCCATAAATCCACGCAAGGCATTTGATAGATAAATTGTGTGTGTATTTCTATCTGTTACGCCTAGCACAGAAACATTGTCTGACCGCTTTAATTCACTTGAATTTGAATTTTTATATTGTACTTGCCACATTGTGCCATTAATGCTAAAAATCATCTGTATGCTCCTTTCCGAATAAAACAGGCTATGAATATTGCTACCCATAGCCTTTAAAATTATATCTTAGATACAAGAGTACTTAACTTCGTTCTAAGTAAATTCTTCTCTTCTGCCGACATATCAGCTACCATACTTGTAATATCGCTTGCAAGTTCCTTGGTATAGCTGTCAAGTGACTTCATCTTGTGTTCCTTATCTTCTGGCGTGTTATTCTTGTGCATTTCCTTAGTTTCTGTGTAGTTTCTCTTTGCCCTGTCGTAATTACTTTCAGACATTGGCTCTGTATAGTACATCTTGCCATAATCTCTATCCATATCCCTCATATGCTCTGCTTCTGGGTACATGTGCATATAAGGCGGTTCTTCATATCCTCTGCGGTATGTTCCTTTGCCTTTTGGGGCGAATCTGCCATTTGCATAGCGGTAGTGGTCATAGTATCTTCTGTCTGGATAATCTTCGTACTGTTCAAGCATACGCATAATATCCTCATTATCTTCTGACTTTTCCATGGCTTCAACAATTCTGTAATCCTTGTCAAAGCAAGCTATGTTCTTTGCTATTTCTGTAAAATCTTTTAAATCGTCAAGGTTCTGCCCCTCAAAGCTATCTAATCCGATTGCTTCAACTTTAGCCTTGACACATTCCATAATCTGTTTAGCCCATTTATGCATATCATCAAGCCTCCCTTACTGCAATCAAATTACTATTCTGTACTTCAATAGCCTGTGTAGATGTATTCTGTACCGCTACCGTACTGCAACAGCCACAAGGTACATCAACGTATGCCTGAGCCGAAATGTTAAATAAATTTTGTACTGCTGCCGGTGTTACAATCATTCTTGTTGACTGCAAAGGCTCTCCATCTACTGCAATGGCAAGTGATATAGCTCCAACTGTACCGCCTGTAGGTATCTGAATGTTTCCGCTATAAGATACTAAAAATCTAGCCTTGCACTGATTTGTAATACCTCTTAACTTGATAATTCCGCTTCCCTGTCTGTGGACTATACATTTAGTTCCACATACTGGTGTTTCTGTAAATGCAACATCTTCTCCGGCAGTAACTGTTTGTAACGCAATTCCTGTTATTTCCATTATCTTTACCTCTCTTTCATAAAAATAAGGGCAAACATTATAGTCTGCCCTTTGATTATAAGTAATACTGCTTAGCAGACATAATCGAGTTAAACTCAATTAAGATACTCAATTATTCAGTTTTAGCAATTACAGCCGGTATTGCAACCGTATCCATAAGTGTAAGCGTTAGGATTAGGCACAACATAAGCTGGAATAGCTGTAGGATTTACAGAGTTGACAATCTGCTGTGTCTGTGCTGTCATTGCAGTAGTCAAAAGCGCATTCTGTCTATCCTGTGAAGCAGAAAGTTCAAGTTTCTGTACCTTATCTCTCAAATCTGCATTTTCCTTTGTGCATAAGTAATCAAGAATAGCTCTTGTTCCTGCCTGCTGGCTGTCAATAATATCTCTTGTATTATTGTTCATTGTGTTCTGTAAAGCACAGGTGTTAGTTGCTAAGTTGTAATTAACTCCCTGAATAGCTTCACGAGTTTCACAGCAGCAGTTAGCAAGCTGTGCCTGTAATGCGTTTGTATTCTGCATATTAGCGACTGTATCAGCGTTAATAGCCTGCTGTATGCCATAGCCAGTCTGCATAATATTTGTGTTAATGCCATTGAAACCTGTGAGCATACTGTTGTTCATAGCATAAAAGCCATCACAAAGTCCGTTGGAAATGCCATCTAACTTACTGATAACTGCGGAATTATCAAATCCTCTCTGAATATCTGCCTGTGTAGCAGCTGTTGCAACATAGCCACCGCCATTATTGCCGCCAAATCCGCCAAATCCGCCATTGCCCCATCCAAAGAGTAATGCGAATACAACGATTATCCAAAGCCATCCACCATCAGCCCATCCGCCGTTATTGCCGTTGCCGTCAATGTTTGCGACTAATGGTACGCTGGCACAATTTGAGTTAAACATAATTTTTACCTCCGTTATTAAAATTTTATATACTTAATCTTGCAAGAATTAGTATCAAAGTTAATTAAAATGTGTTATAATATATTTGTACGGATAGGGTAGCTCCCGATAAGCTGTTTGTCCTAACAGTTTCCGTACATTAGCTGGTATAGGACATCTCACACTGAAAGGACAGGTGTTATTTTTATGCAAGAAATTTGGAAAGATATTTCGGGCTATGAGGGCTATTATCAAGTCAGCAACTTGGGAAATGTAAAATCCATGGAAAGAATAGTTGAAAGGAAAAATAATGAAACAGGTAATCTGCCATTAAAATCAAGAATACTCTCCCTAAATACATATCCAAAAGGATATAAAAAAGTTACCTTAAGGAAAAATAATACAAGTAAGTCATTTTTTGTTCATAGATTAGTTGCTGAAGCATTTATCCCAAACCCAAACAATTATCCATATGTAAACCACAAAGACGAAAATCCAAGCAATAACCATTCTGATAATTTGGAATGGTGTACCAACGAGTACAATATGAGTTATGGTACACTAGGATATCGAATATCTTTGGCTAAATCAAAGCAAGTATTTCAATTTGACCTTGACGGAAATTTTTTAAATACTTTCTATGGAGTAAATGTAGCCAGCAGAATAACCAATATTTCTTCAACTTCCATCGTAAATTGTTGCAATGGAGCTTCAAGAAGTGCTGGCGGTTTTCTTTGGTCTTTTTCTCGAAAAGTTAAATTGCCCGAATATAAGCAGGCAAAAATTATTAAAAAATACGACAAAAATCATATTTTAATAAAAACTTACCACTCTATGAGAGAAGCTGAAAAAGAAGAGAAAATATGTGCCCAAACATTTAATAAATACGCAAATAAGGATTTAATGTATAAAGGCTTTTATTGGGAACTTATATAGTTCCCTTTAAAGTCTTATATTTTGTTTTATTTGCGATACAAAATCATCTGCTTGTATACCTTTTTCTTTGCATAAATTTCTTGCTAATTCTTCTACGCCTTTCATATTTCCGCTTTGTACCATTCCTAAAGCATTCTTCATGATAGGATTGCTCATAATCTGATTATTTCCCATCATCTGCTGTATAAACTGTTGCGGACCAGCTTTCATCATCTGAAAAATGTTAATTGGGTTCATTCTTCATCACCGCCCTTGCTTTGAGTTCTTGAAGCTTTTCTTTGCGTTCCTAAAGATTTATCAAATCTATCTTCTAACTGTCCTATTTTCTCTGATAACTCTTCAAACTTATTTAAGAATAGCTGTGTGCTTTCGTCTGATAGGGTAAATTTAGCGTTTTCTGCGTTAGACATAGAATTTACTGTCTGATTATCTTTTGGGGCTGTATAAGGCTTATACACAATCGTGTTAATTGTTCCGTCAGCATTCCAACCCTTAACATAAATCTCCGACATATCCTGCTTCGGGAAAAACGCCATTGAACCATCCATAGGCACTTCATTAGCGTTAATATTTTCAACTGCCTGTACCATTCTTCCGTTAATGCCCACTACTTGCTGTGGCATAGGTTGTTGGATTTGCGGTTGTATCTGTTCCTGCGGCTGAAATCTCTGTATATTTGCCATAGGATTGTATTGATATGTTCCATATTGTGGTACATATCCATTATTCATCATAGGTGTTGTCTGATAAGGATTGTTTATCATCTTTTACCTCCTCCAAGACTTCTTCAATTGCGTGGATAACGAGAGATAATGTCACTAAGTCAAGTTTCTGCAATTCTTCTTTGCATAAGATTTTTTCTCTAATTTCATCAGAAAACATTCGCACTACCTCTCTTTCTGGTTATATTTTTGCATAAAAAAAGACGGACTAACCGTCATGTTTCCGACAGTTATCCGCCAAAAATAAGCAAAAAAATAACGCCATTACGGCGTTTGCTAAACTTCTATGATTACTTTCTTGATTACCTCTTTATTTTTCTGCAAAAAGACGATGTTCAAAAAATCTCCTTTCATTCAGTGTTTATGCGGGTTTGCAGTGCTTCTTCTCCTTGAAAAAATAGCAGGGGATGAGAGAATCGAACTGCATTGACTACTTCCTTATTCCGCTCTATTACTGGGTTTCTGGCTTTGTGCCTTGATTACTTTGATTACTTTGTAATCAAAATCCTAATAATTGATAGCATTATTAACTTGCTCAATCTTAGTTCTATCAGTCTTATTACTGTAAATGTAATATTTTCTTGTTGTCTCAATGCTTGTATGTCCCATCATTTCTGTTATAACAGTGTCGCTCACGCAATTATCATACAACGCAACACTGTATGCCCGGCGGACTTTGTGCGTGGAACGATAATTAATGCCCAGTGCCTTACATATCTTATGCAACTTTCTGTTAAATGCTTGTTCCTTTATACGTTCTCCCTTTTCTTCGAACATATAAGTTCCAAAAGGATTTAATCTGCGAATTGCCTTAACAGTATTTACAGCTTTATCTGGAATAATTATATCTCTTAATCCTGCGTCAGATTTAGGATAGTCGCTTACTATCTTAGCCCATTTCCCATTTTCATCTCTGACCTTAATTTCTGTTCTTTGTATAGAAATATAATGTTTAATAGTTCCATCTTTCAGTACAGTGTTGTGAATATCAGAAAACTTAAGTGATGATAACTCGCCAGCTCTCATTCCACATTCAAACATAAGTAGCAATCCCAGGCTCCTTATATCATATCGTTGCCATAGATATTCTGTGATTCTTGGAATTTCGTCCTCGAAATACACCTGTTCCTCTTTCTTTTTCACATTTTTAGTAAAAGCTCTGCGTGATAAATCCAAGTCTCCCATAAATTGTGTGATACTTAGATCGGTATACCCCTTTTTCTTGGCATATTTAAAAATGCCATTAATAAGGATTCGCATATCAGAATATGCCTTATGTGTAAGCTTACATTCGGCAATAACAGTCTTAATAAAGCATTCTAAGTCATCTTCTGTAATGTATTTGATTTTCTTATCTGCCATGTGATATGCTTCATTAGTGAAAAATCTGGCAAAGTTATCATTATACTTATCATATGATTGCTTCTTGATTTCGTGATATTCAAGTTTTTGGTCTACCCATTCCTTGAATACAGCCTTAACTAAAGGTTCATTAGCAAGTTTCTTGTAGTGTTCCACAATTCCATCTTCAAGAGACTCTTGTGTTGAACGCTTTAGCAGCTTCCTGCCGCTTGATGTGCTTTCGCCTGGCAAGTATGTATACCACTTCTTATCCTTTCCTTGCCAGATTTCATTATTGTGTGCTTTTAAATATTTTTTCCTTTCGTTCATTTCAATTTGTTTTTGAACATCGTCACGAGAGATAATACCATTCTCCAGTACATAATTCAATAATTCTTTGTCTGTTAATTCCAATCACGGCACACCCTTTCGATTTTGTTTTTGATATTCCTCATTCTCCTTTCAAGTGTCCTTTGTGACATGCATATTCTCACTGCTATTTCTTTTTGGGAAAAATTCCGAGAAAGAAGTTTGAATATTCTCTCTTCTTCCTCGGTAAAATTGGCATTTTCTTGTATCCTATCAAGTTCCGGCTTAGTAAGTTCTGATAACTTCATAAGCCATACTCCTTAATATTTAATTTTTATTTTTGTCTCTTCTTCTAACTGTTCAATAAGTTCTTTCGGATCTATAAGCCTTGCATTGAAATCTTCGTTGAATTTATCAATCTCATCAATAAGCCGTTCTAGTCGCTTGTTTCCAAATCCGAATTTATCGTGCAGCACCCATAGCAGAATTGTTAAGGCATTGCCAAACATTTCTTTATTTTCTTTATTCTTCTGCCTGTTTAATTGAACTCTCATCATTTGTTCCTGAAATCTTCGTTGTTCCGACTTGCTCATTTTTTATTCTCGCTTCCTTGCTTTTCTTAGCATACTCCAAAGACTTATTGTAGTGCTTTTTACATAACTTTGAGTGATTATAAACCGGTTCGCCGCAAAACCAGCATTTACCATTCATTACCCATTCACGTTTAGCATCGAGTTTTGAGCCTTTCTTGGCGTCTCTTATACGTTTCTTGATTTTAAGTTTGTTACGGCACTTAGAACACGTTTTATATCCCTCATCTGCCTTAACTTTACCGCAATAAACGCATAATCCGTTATCGCTTCTTCTCTGATACTTGCTTTTTTGCTCAATTCTATCTTTTTCCTTGAATTTTTCGGGATTGGCATTGTATCTTGACATTCTCTGGGTATAGTGTTTTGCTGAACATTCAATGCACATTTTTTCATCACCAAAAAGACTGTTTTTACGGCATGTAGGGCATATTCTATTTTCTTTATACCAACTAATAAGTTCTCGTCTATCTTTGTTTGCTCTGTCGCGGCATTTGCTACATTTAACCCCGGCAATATCAAGTGGCTTTCCACAATTTACACATAATCCAGTTTCTTTTCGTCTGTAATACATTCTCATTTGCGGACTAATTGGCGTTGTTTCCACTAAAAATCAACCTCTCATTCTGCCAATTCTATCTTGTATCTCTCTAGGTGCTTCAATATACTCTTCTGCGTTTGTATTTTGACCGATAAGGGTATTTTCTTTAATTTGCAATGTATTTATATCTCTTTGGAATTTTTGCTCGATTTGAGCCTTATACGAATTTGCATTCGTCTTTTCGATAAGTGATTTGATATTGTCCGGCATACGATTTATTTCATTCGCACGCTTAACAACTGTTTCGTAAGTTCTTAGAAAATTTGATTGTATTACTGTTTCAATCGTCTGATAGTCTGACGTTGCCCAGTTTTTAAGGTTGTCTGGCATACCAACCGCCTGCCTGACAAGTGGTGGTAGCTTGTTAAACTCTTCGACCGCTCCATATGTGCCATTCCGTAATGCCTTACTAACCAATCCCCAAGCTGTCATTCCGTCAAGTTCCTGCGGCTGTGATATTGTCTGTATTTTACCTATCAACTGTCCTATACTTGGAGCAAATCCACTTATATCAGAGTTGATATATGCTTTAAGTGCGACTGACACTTGTTCATAACTGTAATTTTCCAACATCATATTCCACACATCTACTGTCTCTGATAGGTTGTTAGGCTTGTAGTTAGGGTAGCAATCACACATAATGCGAATGATTTTAACTGTTTCTTCTCTTGTCAAGCGTTGCTACCTCCTGATTCATATAAAATTTTGATACCATCTGCGTCTACATTTGAGCTTTTATTTGCTATGCTTCTAAAAATATCCACATAATCACAATTACCCAAATCAATAGGGCAATTATCTAATATATTTAATATATCTTCAATAACTGCTCTTTCACTATCATTAACTGTGATTTCGTAAATTGTATCTGAATACATAATTTTTCTCCTTTACACATTATCCCAGTCAATAGCACCCTTGCTAAAATTCTGATTGCCCTGCTTATTAGAATTATCTTCTTTCAACCCGAACAAGCCTTGCCAGCAATGGTCTACTGACTGATTAAGAATTTTAATGGCTAAGTCATTATCTCCACCCGATAGCTTTTCAAGAGTATTCATAGCTCTATGTAATGCCTTGTCAGTGCATATAGGTTTTTTAATTCTCTTACGCATTGTCACATACTCGTTAAATGCTTCATCAAGTAATTCATCATTGGGATAATAACTTTTCTTTTTGGATATTACGTTAGTAATATCTTTTTCTGTATTCTTATCTTCTTTAATTTCTTCTGTTCTTTCATTCTTACTTTCTTTTAATATAGAGTTTGTTAATAGAATGTTATCTGTTTGTTGATTGTTTGTTAAGTTGCTTGTTATTTGTTTGTTATCTTGCTTGTTATCCGTTTGATACAAATTGTAGTTAACCACAGTAAATATCGTGAATTTGTTTGTTGCTTTGCTTGTTATTTCGCCTGTTAATTGTAAGTGTTTTAGTGAGGTACGAATTTCCATTACAGACAAATTAGTTTCTTTTGATAATTCAGATATTGAAGAGGGGAAAGACCCTCTTTCAATTATCTTGCCTTTATAATTTCCGTCTTTCCAATAGGCACTTATCAACATATACATAAAAAGTCTGAATGTATTAATATCGCTCCACCATTCCCACTTTAAAATCTTTCTGTCAATTTTAATAAAATTGCCTGCCATAATTACCTCTTCAAGTTCTGTCACATTGTTACTTCACTAAATCATTAATATTAACTCTGAATCCGTCAAATTCCTTACCTTTACTTCTAACATAGGCAGATGTATCAAAGAACATTAAGTTGCCCTCTCTGTCCGTTGCCATACTTACACCGTTTCTTGTAAGACTGCTTTTGAGTAGGTCAAGTAAAATCTGTATTTCCTGCTTTGTTTCGTCTTTCATACTGTATCTCCTATAAAATCACTTATATTCATTCGACTGTCCTTTTCAAATACAAGCATTTCATTCTTTGCACGCTCGTAAAAGTTTCTGTCAATCTCGAATCCGTATGCACTTCTGCCAAGTTCTGCGGCGGCTCTTAGTGTGCTACCGCTACCGCAACAAGGGTCAATAACAACATCTCCCTCGTCTGTAAAAATCTCAATCAGCTTTTTAAGGACTGCTACAGGCTTTTGCGCCGGATGAATTTTCGGTACATCTTTTCCGTCTTTCTCCCACATCATATATGAACCATTGTTATAGTAAGTTCTGCCCCATTCCGCTTCATTACCGCCGTCAAACCAGTTAAATACCATATGTCCTGTACCTCTGATATTCTTTCCGTTTTCATCAATCTGCAAGCCGTTTCTGAATTTAGGTAACTTATTTCGGTATAATACAAGTGCATATTCCGTAGCACCTACGATACGCATATTAGCTTTAAGTACCTGTGGACTGTAATTTTTACAAAATACAAGCGGTATGTAATTGACAAATCCGTGTTTCTTTGCCGCCGCAATCAATGTTGATAACTGTTCAAACGAACAAAATACAATCATACAAGGGCTGTTACTGCTTCTACCCCTTGCGATAGGCTTTGTGTCCTCTTTTTTCAACATCTTTGAACAAAAATGGAAGTATTCATACAGATTAAAGTTAAAATCCGAATTGAAAGCTGCTTTCTTTGCAAGTTTGCTTTCTCCATTTTTGTTATCGCCGCCGTTGTACCACATAGGGTTACTTCCGTAGAAGTTAGTTCCTACATTGTAAGGAACATCAGCAATAATAAGCTGTGCTGGCGGTATTGCATATTTCTTGTAATTCTGCATAGAATCACGATATATCTCGCATTTAATCTTCTTTTTATACATTTTAAATCTACCAAAAGGAAACCTCGGTTTTATGTGCGCACAACCTATTCCTTTCTTTGATTTTTAGTTAGTTACTGGGTTTTTCTGCCTGTCTGAAAATATTCGTCATAAGCGTCAACTGTATAGCGTATTTCAGTCATAGCAATATCAAGCGTTACATCTTTTTTATCCAAGGCTCTTTCTACATAATCTTTAATTCTCATCATTAAAGCCTGTGCTATTACTATATTCGTATTGTTACTCATTCTGAATCACCAACTTTCTTTCTACAATGTGTTGCTCCAAACTTAGACTTGCCAACATATTCGTAACAATCAACACATTTCCATTTGCCGCTCTTTTTCGGTGTATCTGAACATCCATAGTATCTATGATTCTCGTTCGGATAATTGTTCCAGCAATGGCAATCATAGTCTTTGTTAGTCATTTTTATCAGCTTTCTTAAAGGGGAACTCCTCTAAAATGCTTATCAAGGTCTAATTCTGTTCCGTCAATGTTGCCATTTAGCTTGTTTTGGCAGTGAAACAATAGCGTTTCAAGGTCGCAAATTCTGCCGGCTCTGTATTCATCACGAATAAAATCCAAAACCCTATCTACACTTTCTATCCTGTATTCAATCTCATATTCCCTACAACTTTTAAAATAGCTATTGGCAAGCTCTCTGTATTTTTCTCCTTGTGCGTATTTTTCTTTCGCCTTGTTTAAAAGTTCTTCCGCTTTTGTCATTCACTTTCACCCACTTTCAATAAATCCATAAACTTCTCATACTGTTTCTGTGATACCTTGTTATTAGCCTTATCCGCTCTCAATTCGATTTTAAGGTGCTTTTCAGCGATAGAAGATAATTCCCTCGCTAACACCTTTTTGCCTTGCTGTATGCCCTGCATATAGCCTTTAGGTGCTTTTCTCTCGCCTATTGAACCACTAGCACGATTCTCTCCTTGACCGCCTAAACTGACATTTCTAAGCTGATAGCCTTTATCAGCATATAGCTTGATGTAATACTTCTCCTTTTCGTCAAGCTGACTTTCGGGGAAATTCAGAAATTCAACTCGCCAACCATAAGGATTTTTCTCTTTGTCGTACAGCTTGTGTTTGCGTAAGCTAAGGTCTATGTGCTGTTCATAACCTACAAGGTGGCTTGCCAATCTGCTAAGTGTATGTACCGCCTGTCCGACATATGCATACTTAAAGCCGTTTTCATCTTCTCGGAGTAAGAAGTATATTCCACTTTTATCATTCAGTTTTGGATTCAGCTTCAATAGTCGCTTTTTATTTTCCTGTTCAATTGCCTTGGCTCTTGCTATGCTTTGATAATTCAATAATTGCCACCTGCCTTTACTATCTCAATCACCCTATCTACTGGAATTAAAAAATTATTGCTATTACCACTTCCATATAATTTCACAGAAGAGTCTGTTTTTAAGGCATCAACAATCCTATCCTTATCTGCATTTTTATCAAACCCCATATTTTTATAAGAGTTTGAAAGTTTTAACATTATATCTGCTGCCTCTTTTATTGCCATTGCGCCTAAATTATCATTGTCGGACAAATCATCACACAGTTTTCTCATAGTGCTTTCTAAAAACTGTTTAATTCTTTCTTTGTCTTTCATTTCATTTCTTTCTTCAAGTGTCATTCTTCATCGCTCCAATCTAACTTCTGACCACAATTAGGACAGTAATCATAATCATCATAATCAACCTCATATCTCTTATCGCAGCAAGAGCAAATCCAAGTATCATATATAAGTGTTCCGTCTGGGGCATATCCATCGCCCTCATATGTTGGTTTCTTCGGTATCTGCTTTTCAAGCGCCCGTATTGCCATTTCGTTAGCCTTGTAATCATCTTCTGTAAACTTGCAGTCGTTATTCTCGTTCTCAATCTGCATAAACAATCGCATATTTTTCAGCTTTTCTATTGCTTCACTCTCTGTCATACTCACACCTCTTTAATTAAATGGTAATCCCTCATCAGCTACACCATCTGGAATTGACATAAAGCTGTCTGAACTAGCATTACCGCCCATAATTCCGTTGTTATTATTCTGCTGATTAGCACGACTTTCACAAAATTCATGTCTTTCAACAACACAATCATTAGTGTAGACTTTCTGTCCGTCTTTGTTAGTGTAATTGCCTGTCTGCCACCTACCCTCAACGATAATCTTAGTTCCCTGATGTAAATACTTCTCTGCAAACTCTCCGTTCTTGCCAAACGCAATACAGTTAATAAAGTCTGCTGCCTGTTCGCCCTCTTTCTTAAAAGCTCTGTCAACGGCTAATGTATATCTTGCTACTGCCATACTTCCGTTTACTGTCTGTGAATATCTAATCTCTGGGTCTCTAGTCAACCTGCCACATAAAATTACACGATTCATTACTTTTCCTCACTTTCTAATACCTTGATATTTCTATCTCGCTATTCAATATGGTATTAAGTTCTTTGCTAAGTAAATCAAATTCCTGTTTCACTAATGATTGGGCTTCGTTTATTGCACTTATTACAGATGTACTGTTTAATTTTCTATCATAGATATTTAATGCCTTACAATTCATATATAGTGTTTCTCCACAACCACATAGCGTATGAACACATATATCTAATCTTTTATTGTCACCTCTGTAGATAGTTCCTGTTTCAACTGGCTCTCCATATTCTGCATTGCTTATATACTTCATGTTCCCTCCTATTCCGCTTCTGATTGAAGCCAATCTAATATGCACTTCTTGCACATTCCTACATAATCTACATTGGGGCACTCGCCTATATGCATAACTTCAAGACAGCTATTAAATAATGTATTTGCTAACTCTTCATCCGACATATTCCTTATCCTGTCGGCATTGGTGTGGTTAGTTTCATAATTCTGTATGCTTGCCACTTCTGCAAAAGCTGTGAGCATATCAGAAAAGTATTTCAGCATGCTATCTCTGTCGATATTGTGCTTATCTGCCATAGCACATACACTTGCTAATGTGTCGGTTACTATGCTCTGTAAATCTTCCATTTCTTTGTCTGTGAGATTGCTCTGCTTATCGCTCATTTTCTCCACCTCCCAATTCTTTCAGTTTCGTTTCGGCTTCGGTTTTTGTGAGGAATACCGAATCATTAAACCTGTTCTCAGCAACCGATAACAATAAGAAAAACAAATCAACATTGGAAACCTCAACGATTCTTCCTTGCACAACATGATAAACAGTATCTCCCACTTTGCAAGGTAATTTAACAAGTCTGCCTTGTTCTTCTAAGTCCTCATAATCTGCAAGTTTTTCTAAAATCATTCTTGTTTTATCTGCTCTGCTGATGTTTAATCCAAATAGCTCGTTTGATATATCATAAAGTCTTGCTCCATCTTGACACCTCATTGTCTTTGTTAATCTCTCCATTTCTGCTCCTTTCTGCCTTTAATCAGCCACCAAGATTAGGCATTACGCATTCCCATACATAATCATCATATTTAGTTTCTTTATCCTCTTTTAAGTTGCCGTTTTCGATAAGGATATACCTGCTAAATTCCATACCTCTTTCAAATGCTTCTATTTTTATATCCACATTGTATGCTTTGGATAATTCAATGTATGGTTCACTTTCTACATCCCAAGCTGCTTTAAATTCCACAGCAATACAGGCATTTCCATCTTTTCTTTTCCAGACATTTATGTCGTTTGGCTCAACAAAGTTTCTGCGAGTGCCTTTTATATATGCAGTCTTTTCGACATATATAGTTCCATCTTCTCGGTCTATCTTAATGGCTTCTTTGTCAAGTTCTTCTCGCATATCAAATTTTGGTTCTCTAATGATAACTGTTTTCCAAACTTGAAGATTGTCAGCTAGAAGATTAAATACATCTTCCTGCTTTCCTCTGATTTTTAACATTCCCTCGCACCAGTTTGGCATATCAATTCTCCTTTCTAAAACGGACATTCGCTAGGATTTTTCAAATCCCAACTTTTCCCTGCTACCGCAACATCTATATTTGCCCCACAAGCAACTTTTTTCATTTTCTCGATAAAAATATCTCTATCAGCATTTTCTGCTGATAAATGGCACATTATGACATTCTGCAAGCTATCTGAATAATTTGCCTTAACAAAATTGCAAGCTGTGTCAATGGATAAGTGACCTCTGAAAACGTGATTAGCTTTGCCTGTGTCTCTGTCGATTAAATCCTTGTCATAATTCACACCTAAGAGAATGTGGTTTATGTCTTTAAACTTCCACTTGATTAATTCACAATCGGTTATGTAAAGCATTCTTCCCATTTCCTTGTGAGTAATCAGAAAGCCGTATATCGGGCAAGGTGTTCCGTCTGCGTTTGTGTGTGTCCAATTTCCGTCTATTGTTGTTAAATCAAAAGGTTTTACTGTAAATCCACCCATATTCATTGATTTACAACTATCGCATAAATATGGGGCATAAATCGGTATTCCCATTTGCCTAAAATCTTTTGCTGACTTGCTGTGGTCAAGATGTTTGTGGGTGCATAACACGCCCACAACATCTTTAATGTTCCAATTCAAGCCTTTTTTAATCTCCTTAATCGGTATTCCACAATCAAGGATAAGTGTTTCTCCACTTTCGGAAGTTAAGGTGTAGCAATTCCCGGCTGATGATGAGCCTAAGCATTTTAATCTCATACTCACACCTCGATTTCATCATCCTGCGGGAACAGAAAGTACTCTATTGTAGCTTTCCGAAATTGTTCCTCGCTCAAAATACGCTGTACTTCTTCAAAACGCTTTGAACCGGCTGTGCAATGATAAAACACATTATTTTCATACACTTTTCTAAGCATTTCCATAGCCTTAAGTGCCTTTTCTTTGGTTAAGTAAGTTGCAATAACACTATTTATAGCTACCTCTGGTGGTTCTGCAATATTTCTAGTTGCAATAATGCTATAACCACTACCATTACCTACTATCGAAAAAGCAAAATGCTCATATGGAATATCACTTTTTCCATTCTGTGAAATTACTCTCATAATCAATCTCCTATTCTGCCTGCATAAATGGCGGTAATGTGCTATCTTCTGCCTGTTTTTCGGTTACTTCTGTTGCCGTGGTGTCGACTGCGTCTGCCTTATCTTCTATAAACTCAACAGTATTAGCATTTTCGGCAATTTCAGCCTGTGCAACTTGATATACCTCGTCCATTTCAACCTGTGCCTGTCGTGCCATTGGGTCATAGTTCTTAGGATATTTCCTTGTTGCATTGTTACACATTTTTCTCTGTATCATGCTCTCTGGAGTATCAAGCCAAGCATCGCTTATAAAAGGTCTTGCAAGCTCACATTCGAGCATTTCATCTACTGTCTTGCACGCTCTTAAGGCATTGAGAACTTCTTCCTTTCTCTCTTTAATTTTTGCCTTTTCTTTCGGTGTTGCATCATATCTAGTTCTTGCAACTTCTTTCCCATACTGTTTTTTAGTACCTGTAATAATTCCAAATGTAGCATTCAACATATTCTGCTTTACGTGAGATAAGAGGTTTACCTTAACGCTATCTCTATCAGCAGAAAGATATGTTACTGTTCCGTCTAACAGCTTAACAGGATATACAACTCTTACCGCCTTATCAGATAATCCGTTTTCTTCCCACTCCGGCTCTGTAACTGTAAGTCCTTTATGCTTAGGCGGTATGTACTTGTCACCCTCTTTGATTACCCAATATGGATATACCTGTTTAACATCTTTTCCATAGTTGGCGAGCAAAGAATCATAACCGCTTCCCTCGATGCCCATTTCGACTTGTTGCTGCCATATATCTTTTCCGTTTTCATCTTTCCCGACATTAACATTTCTTAACTGAAAATAGCACTCTCTTGGATATGCACTAGCATTGAGTTTAAGACTTGCACAACGCTTAACAATACCTCTTAAATTACTTGTATCAAGGTTTCCCATGTTAATCTTAGGGTCACTCTTAACGAGATTGAATATGCTTGTCATAGCTTCCATAGCGCACTCTTTTGCGTAATCGTCCATATCCATTCCAACAGCCTTATAATCATTGATGATAAGCCCTGTCATTGTATTGCTCCACTCACTTAATGAAGTGGTAAATGCTCTCTTTTCCGCAACTGCTGTATTCTCTGCCATAATTATTCCTCACTTTCTTCAAAATGTTCTTTTATATCCAATCCGTCATCATCGTGCCACTCGCACCATTCCTGTTCTTCTTCATCAAAATATTCAAGTCCAGAAGCATTACAGTAATCTGGCTTTATGTTGTTTTCATACTGAAATAAATCATAATTCCATAATGTATTAAGGATTTTCCAAGCCTGTTCAATGCTATCAACTGATACATAGAAGTTCTTAACCGCTCCAACTTGGCAATTATGCCAAACTCTTAATTTCGTCATATTATCCCTCCATAATCTCTAATTTCTCGCTATCATTAACAATCAGCATAATCAACTGGCTATCTACCATTTCAGCAACTTTCTTCTGATTGTCCGTACTAAGGCTTTCAGAATCATCTAAAATAATAGGTACCGATATACCGCTAATCTTCTGAATTGAGTTGCAAATATCAACTCTGCCTAAAATCCTGTTACCCTTGTTGCTCATAGTTGTTAAAATGCTCTTTCCGTCAACTGTCGGTATGCAACAGCTCTTGTAATTACCATTCTTAGCATATTCAAACAACTGCCACTTAACTAACCTAAAATGACTATTTACCGTTTCTGTCAAGGCTTCGTTCTTAGCCTTATCTAGTTCGTCAAGTAAATCAAGGATTTTCTCCGCATTAGCCTTATTCTGTTCACTATCAATCCTTGTCTGTTTTAATTCTTCAAGCCGCTGTTCATCTGCTGCCGTATCAGACTTTGCAATCTTGCTTTCACATTCTGCTAACTGCTGCCTTAAAGCTGTTTCCTGTGCTTTTAATTCTGCCTTAACTGCTGAAATATCATTAGCTTTGTGCATAGTCTGTTCCTTTTCAGCTATCTGCTGTTCAAGTGCTTTGTATTCTTCGGTGGCTGTTACATCAATTTCCTGCGGAAGTTCTGATAACTGCTTTTCAAGGTCTGTAACTTCTTTTTCCAGCTTCTTCTGATTAGCAATATTGTCTTTGCTGCACTCCTCTAACTTAGGTATCATATCTCTTGCATTATCAATGTCTGCCTTAACTTCTAATCCGTCCTTTTCAACCTTTGCCAGCCTGTCAGCCTTTGTCTTTTCAAATGAACTTCTAAGGCTTTCAATTTCTTCTGTTGGCAGTTCTCTATGGCAAGTAGGGCAAACTGCTGTATTCTCATCAAACTTTTCTTCTTTAATCTCATTCCAAACATCAGCAAGCCTGCTTCTTTCTCTCGTTCCGCTTTCAATGTCATTCTGATAACCAGATATTTCAGAATTGTTCTTCTGAATAGTATTAGCTATGTTAATAAGATAATCTTTCTTTTCGGAAATCTTATTCTCAATATCTCTCCTAGTCTTAACATTATCCTCATTGGCTTTGCGTGACATATCACTAAGTTCAAACTTCAAGTTAAGAATATCTGAACTAGCCTTATCATATTCAGCCATCAGCTTGTCATTGTCGGTCTGCTTTGCCACGCAATCAGCAATCTGTACTTTAAGACTGTTTTTCTGTAATTCAAGGTCGGATAAATCAATGCCCTGTTTAATCTGTATATCACGCTCTTTCTCTTCAATCTGCCCTTTCAGCTTTTTGGCATTGTCATCAACATCTTTTTTAATTTTATTTTTCATAGCACGTATTTCTTCGTATGTGTATTTTTCAAGAAGTGGTACTAATTCGGCAAGTTCGCTTTTAGACTTTGCCATATCAAGGTCGGTTGTTTTCTTTACTAAACTGAGAAGACATTCTCTCATTTCCTTTGGCTTCTGCGTAAGAAATACATTGATATTGCTACACATTTTGAAAATATTCATATTAACATCAAGATATTCATTGAATGCCTTTAATGTCTTTGAAACGCTGTTGATATAATATGAATTAGGGTCTTTTACAGTTGTTATAACAACTCCGTCCTTTATTATTTCTTCATAAGTACGCTTCTGCACTTTCTTCATAGTTATTTCTTTTCCGTCAACATCAAGTGTAAGTTCAACACTTGTGTCCATATCATCAACTGATACTCCGTCAATCTCTCTTCTGACAACCGGATTATCCTTTAACTCATAATCACAGTTAAACAAGCACCACAGATAAGCCGTGGCAATAGTTGACTTACCTTTGCCATTCTTAGCCGTAATCTTTGTAATGGCATAAAAATCAAAATCTGCGTGTGCATAGCACATAAAGTTTTCAAGTACTACCCTTTTTAAAGTTGCTCTCATAAACAATATCCCTTCCTTATTATATATTCATAACAAATACGCCATCTTCAACTTGGAAGTTATCAATTTCCCTATCCGCATAGGCTGAATACTTAGCTTCTTCAAATGAACCGTTAAAAACTGTTCCCTGCTGTGGTGTCCATATCTGGCATGTTACATCTTCATCAATAGCCATACTTGCCAACTCTCTAACTGTAATCTCACTATGCATTAGCTTCGCCCTCCTCTGCGTAATCAATCCTGCTTACTGATACTTCATATGCAGTTCGTGTCTCAACTTCATTGTCGCTTATCTTCTTAGTGTATTCACGGCTCTGAAATCTTCCCTGGATCTGAATGTGTTCTCCAACTTCAAGCCCACCTGCAAATCTCGCATTTCTTCCCCATGCTATACATGGTATGTAATCTGATTTGCCATATGGTCTGTTTACTGCTACTAAGATATCCGCAATCTCTCTGCCCTTTGGAGTACATCTGTATATAGGTGGTTTGCATACGAAACCATCAAGTATAACTGTATTGATATTTTCTTCAAATGGTAGTTCGGTTGCGTCCTGTGCTAGTATTTCAAGTTCTCTTGCAAATACCGATAAAATCAGCTTGCTCTTCACATCATCAATATGCCTGTTGAAGCTCCTTATCTGCCCTGAAACTGTGACAACCTGTCCTACTTTGATTTCTCTGATATCAACAAGTCTGTCTGATATCATTACCGGTAATGTATCTTTGTTACCACTTGTTCTTGAACACTTGAGCATGAATACATAAAACCCCTCGCCAAGTACTTCATGTGAATATTCTGGCTCTCTCTCAACTACTCCTGCTAATGTGATATTGTTGTTATTAATTGCATTTTCCATTTCTTTCTCTCCTTACTTTAATATGTAACTTCCTATCGGTACTTTATCCATTCTTTCAATCAGATGGATTTTGCAGCTGAAAGTATAGAACTTTCTAAAATCCTTTTCTCTCATGGCTCTCTGCCTGCTTCTATTCAACTTAATGATTCTTTTTATGCTACTCATTGGCACTCTCCTCTCTGGTTCTGTAATACATTGTTGTAAGAAATCCTTTTGTTGTTAAGCAATCGTAATTCTTCCATACCTCAAGGCTATGATTTGCTGTCTTAACAGCATTTCTTACTGCACTTCCAATAGAATCCTTACTTTTGCCGTATTTCTCGGCAACTTTCTTAATCTCGCCATCTATTGCTAATGCAGAATCAAGATTGCTCATAATATCAACGATGTATGCATAACCTTTTCTGTTAGAAAGAATACCTAAGTTGAATAATTCTTCTCTTATTCTTTTCTCCATAAACAAACTCCTTATCTGTAGCAAAAGTACATATTCTGCACTTTCTTATAAACGCCGCTACCTTGTTTAAATTCAGCTTGATACAACACATTGCTAGGTATGTCATATCCGCTTATTAATAATTCTTCTGCTATTCTCCAACATCTTTCTGTTGGTTCTTTGTAGAATCCACTGTTTTTAAGTTCTGTACATTGATATTGTCCTGATTGATAGATAACTTCTTCAATGCTGTTAGGAAAATACTCACTCTGTACTCGGTTCAAAACAACGGCTCCTGCAAGATATAGCATTTCATCATCGTTGCATGTCGCTCCGCATTCACCCATCAGCAAATGTGCCATGAGCGATAACTCATATTCATCAACACTTATCTCTCCAGTTTCAACCTTATAATCAACATGTGAGTTGTAGCATTCACTTAACACTGCACTCTGCTGATTAATCTTAGCTTGTGGTTGTACTGGTCTTAGAATCAACGCTATAAGGCTGATTCCTGCCAGTGTTGCAAATATGTTAATTATCTTTTCTTTCATATCTTCTCCTACATGTTTGTATCATGTACCACCTCGGCAAGTGCTATTGGTAACAAATAGGTGTCTATGAATTCGTGTACATCAGCCAAGTATTTTCTTTTAATACTCTTGTATGTCGCCACGCACCCGAATTCGCGTTTTAACTGCTTGTATATATCAGAATATACTGAACCGCGAATACCACCGTCTTTGTACGCATTGCTGTCCTTTCCGCCAAGTACTTCAATTCCTTTCTTTCTAACATGTTTCTGCGCTTCTTCAATCTCACAGCCGTAAAGCGGAGTTTCTTCTTCGATACTGGTTATCTTATCTTCAACCTTATCAACTCTCTCTGTAAGTTCTGTGTTGCCCTGTGCCAATAATCTAATCTGTTCAGATGTTGTCAAAGGCTTACTGTAACTTCCTGTCTTTCTGATTGATGGAAGGACTTCTGATGTAACCCATTCTGTAAATCTTTCTGCACTCTCTTTTCTGCTCTGAAAGATTGTCTTGTAAAGATTGCTCTCGTTAATGTATAACAGCTTTTGTTCTCCACCTTTTGTAAGGGTAGGAATACTGTTCACACCCTTTGGGTTCAACCTCTCTTTAACCTTTGACGGCTGTGTAAGTTCCAATGCCTTGCATACATCAGCCAAGCAAAACATAGGTTCATCATCTTTAGTAATGGTTCGGATTTCTCCAAACTCTGAATTGCTAAAAATCTGTAGCTCCATAAACATTCCTTTCTAAATAATGTGTGATATATTTTGACCTTTTAAGGTGCATTTGAGCAATTCTGCTCATTCCTATCTGCTGTAACTTGTAGAACTTTATATTTATTGATACAATAGAAAGGTGATGGTAGACACTTTCCAATTGGTAGGTAATTCACACTTGATACGAACAGGGCGCTATCCCTGTCGAAAAGAACCAATGATGTTTGAATAAAAGTTTGCAACTATTTACCGCTACCATCACTTTTCTATTGCATCAATATCAAAAATTCTAATCTGTTTGTACTTTGTGCTATAATCCTCTTATTCTATTAGGGATTGAAGAAATGTTCTCTATTCTTACTCCTTTCTGCTTATTATCAAAATAATAAGTCCAGTATCGTAAGTGAAAAATTTAATACCGCAAGAACAACAGCGATTATTAATGTTATCAATGCAGCATCACAAAGTCTTTCATTGTTGCCTCTTTTTACTTAATCCATTTTTCAACTGGGATTCTTGTTGCTTCTGCAATTTTTTGCACTGTAGTTAATGCTGGTAAAGAATTATTATCTTTCCATCTGCCTACAACCCCGTTGCCAAGACCGCATTTTTTTTCAAATGCGTGTATTGACAAATTATTTTCTTCGCAATAAGCAACAACATTTTGATAAAACATAGACTTCTCCTTTCTTTATTTGATAAAGATTTAGAGAAAAGCTTGACAATCTTTAGAGAAAGTTCTAATATATGAATTGTCGAGAAACATATTTTGAGAACACTTCCCTTTAAGTTTATTTTTAGGCTTTTCCCTAACCTTTAAACTTATTATATAGAGTGTTCTCTAATTTGTCAACACCTTTTTTAGGTGAAACTCTAAAAAATGGAGGAAAATGCAAATGAACACAGTAGAAAGAGTAAAAGACCTATGCAAGCAAAGGAAGATTTCAATACATAAATTAGAATTAGAATGTGGTTTTGCTAACGGATATATAGGTCAGTTGCGTAAAGGCACATTACCAGATGATAGGTTGGGAAAAATTGCTGAATATTTAGGTGTATCAGCCGAATATTTAAGAACTGGCGAAGAAGAACAGCTTATTTTGTCTGAACAAGCTGATTTGTGGATTAAAGTCAGAAATGACAAAAAATTATTACACTCGTTAAAAACATTTTTTGAGTTAAGTGACGAACAGCAAAAGTATGTTCTCGGTTTAATTAATTTATTTAAAGGAGAGTAGTAATAAATGATTGAATCGAAAGATTTTTTAAGAGCCATAGTAGAGAAAAGGAATAAAAACGGCAACACTGATTATGCTGACATCGCCAATAGTCTTGGCATTGATATGGTTTCGATGTTGCCGTTTATGAAAGAACTCAATCGCAAAGGTTATATCATTCAAACTCTTGAAGATGTAACTGTGACAAAACTTGGTTTACTTGCCTATGATGAACTTTAATTAAAACACTTTACGATTCAAATTGCAATGCTCTTTTACTTTTCTGTGTGTACTGCTGGTACAGTCGTTAGGTTGTGCCAGTTTTTGTTATGTCTTTTACAATTTTGAAGATGTATTCCACTACATCTTCATCATTAACCTCTTTTATCAAGCTGTAAATTTCATTTTTGCGTTCCTCCATATTCATTTTATATCCCCTCCCTTGACTACAATAATGAGGTTATTATAGAACATCTGTTCTTGCATGTCAACCTACCCCCAGTAGATTAACAGTTTTCAGCGGTGACACTGCCAACGCCAATCAAACAGTGCCACCTAGCCGAAACTTGAAGATTCTGCCCGAACTCTCTCGGACAATTATTATTATAAATACTGATAATGTAAAAATCAACTTAAAGATATCGCAAGTTTCGACAACATTCGACAAATTATGCATATTGTGATATGATTAGTAAAATTAAATTTAAGGGGGATTTGCCTATGAAAAAGAGAATTGTAAGTATTATGCTTGTTATGTGCTTATTAAGCCTTGTAGCGTGTCAGAATGGTGCTTCTGATAGTAATGTTGAAAGTACCAGTGAAGTCCAGACAGAACAAGAAACATTATTGTCAAGAGACAAGAGTGTATACCCTGATGATATAACTGTTGAAATGCTCAAGCGTACGCCTAATAAGTATATTGACAAAGAATTCAAGCTGACAGGTAATATTGTAGCAGAATTAAAATATGATGGGGAGGTCGAAGATAAAGACGGAAATACGCATACTGGTGAAGAATCCAGTGAATATATTGCTTGCTATTATTTAGCTGTTGATGGCAATAATGATGATACTGTTGTTTTGACATATTATAGAGACAATTTTGACTATAATTTGCTTGTTGGCGATAATGTGACAATGTACGGAACACTCCTTGAGGGCGGTATGGAATTTAAGAAAACAAACGGAACTATAACAACCATTCCTGCTGTTATGGCTGTTATGATAGATTTGAATAATTAAAATATTACCGGGAGCATTGCACTCCCGGTATTTTTATTAAGGTTAGACTAATTCACAATCAGTTACATTGACCGCTGCGAATAATTCTCCGTCATGCACAAGTACAACCCTGTCTCCACTTCTTTCTGATACTGTATACTCGTCATACCAAGCCTTAATAGGTGTGCCATCATAATCAGTATCGCCGACAAATCTTACAGTACTGCCCTCTTCAATATCTTCACTGAATGGGATATCTGTAGGCGCATCATCAGAACTTGCACCGCCGACAAATTCAAGATTAGCAATATTGACAGCGGCTGTGATTGTTGTGCCGATACCTATAACAATTCTGTCTCCACTCTCTTCAATTACATCATATTCATCATAATATGTCGCGAATCTTACGCCGTCATAATCAATGTTATCAAGTACTCTGACTTTCTTGCCGTCGCCGCGGTTTACTGTATCTGTGTTGATATCATTGTCATTGTCATAAATGCACTTAACAAGGCTGATGTTATCCTCGTCAATAGCAGCAGTAGTTACGCCATCAACACCGATAACAACTCTTCTGCCATTAGCTGATAAAACGCTGTACTCATCATAGTAAGTGCTGAATGGCTCACTATTATCATACTGAATAGCGTTAATAACCTTAACTGTATCGCCTTTATGATACTTAGTGTCTGGCACTGGCTCATAGTCTGGTACTGTGATTTCTTCAACGATATGGTCTGTGCAATAATCAGTGTAGCAATAGTTCTGGTCTACTGTCTGCCCGTTAATCTGTGCGTCTCTAAGATAATTAACACTTCCACCGAACTGCCACATATCATAATCAACGGCAATTCTAGGTTCTGCATCTGAATACTTTGCTACCCAAATGGCATAACCAGCTTCTTTTACTCTTGAAATGTCTACATAATTGTTAACACAGTTCTCATATGAGTATAAGCCGACATTCTTATATCCTGCATTTCTCATTTCATCAAGAAACGCCATAATAATGTCTGTAAGGTCGTTGCCAGTAACCATGCCTGCTTCAACATCATAAAACACTGGATAACAAAATGATTTGCCTGCTAAAAGCTGTGCAAAATATCGGGCTTCATTTACAGCTTCATCATTGCTTAATGCGTTACCAAAGAAATAGGCTCCTTTGTGGATTCCTGCACTTTCCAACTTATTGTAACTGTTTTCAAATTCTCTATCTTCGTACAAGCCATCATCAGCACCGCCTGCCTTGATAATGGCAAAGTCTACACCCTCATTTTCCTTTGCGCCTATAAAATCAAAGTTTCCCTGCCACCTTGATGTGTCAATTCCGAATAATTTACTCATAAATTTACCTCCTAAATTTAGAAAAATGTGTATCAAAAAAGCACCCCAGTGTTTCCACTAAGGTGCTTTTTTGCGAATATTATATTGTTAATGTTATGTGGCACTGCCAACCTTGTGAATTGCTTCTTGCAGTTCGTCATGTTCGATAAGGAAATACCTTACATCTTCTTTTGTAATTTTTGTCAATACCTTATGTCTTATTTTCATTCTACAACTAAACAGTGATAATATTAAATACAACGGTGCAATTACTAGGGCAGTATCCAAAACCTAACTAAATATAAGTGAGCCTGTAATATAATCACCCTTTTGGAATTCGCTTGTAGCCCATGCTCCTTTATTACCATCTTTTGTATAATATCGAGCAAAAGCATAATGCTGACTTGCAGAGCTATATAACAATGTTGTTCCATAGCCTATCAACTTTGCTCGAACTACACCTGTGGCATCATAAGGAGTATAATTGCTTTCTAATATCTTACTAAAGCTAATACCCATATTTTCAAGAACTGTTTCTATGTTATAATATCCTGTAAAATTATTCTGCGCAGAATCTGGTGTTTCGATTTTTGATGCATAATATAAAATCCCTGTTTTGGTAGATTTATTATAATAGCAATAATTGTAGCCATAACCTTCCAAAGTACCATCTACACTTGCAATATTTTTGCAAAAAGAGTTTTTAACGTCAATATTGCTGTTTAATTGTGTAATCTCGTCACGAATATTACTAATCATGTCGTTGTTATTCTTAATTCCTGCGTCCATTACATTTAAGTTCGCCGCACTAAGCGGAGTACTTTTACTTGGCGATTGTTGCCAATTTACACGGCTGTACGAAAGAAATCCTGTTAAGCTCATAATTTACCTCCTAAAAATAAGAGTGCAGGTTTAAACCCACACTCTCTGATGATTTACTCTGTTATTGTATCTGCTGTATCTGAACCGACTGTCTGCTGTTCATTCTTTAATAGCTTATTGACTTCCGATTTAAAATTCTCATAATCAGTATCGCATTGTGTCTGATTCGCAAGGTATAATTCCTTGTTAGTAATTGTCTGACTAATTGTCAATGAACCAGTTTCTGGTACAGCCGCATACATTGTCATAGCTGATTGACCATTAATCACAGATGTTCCGCTTAAATTTGTTGTTTTCGTTATACTTAACATATTCTTACCTCTCTTTCTAATTGCTCCATGTACCTGAATCCCAGTCCCATGAAGCTACCACTGTATTGTCTACATATATCCTTAGTATTCTATCACTCCATGTAAATGATATTGGGTTATCCATACACAATACTGGATTGCCATACATATCTCGCGGATTATTATATATTTGTATATTAGATGTCGGACACATCATAAGCACTGACGAAGCCACTTTTAGTTCATTTGCATATATCTCATTTGATTTGATAGATTGTGCGTTCAGTGCGTAATCACTGTCCGTTGAATAATTGCTATTTCCACCATCAATTGTCATATAAGATAAATATGCGTCTCTGGATTTAACGCTGTCCGTTTTTAAGCCATTAATTCCAATATATGTCTCTCTTTTCGTACCCCACATATCTGTACCAGATATATTAATTACTTTATCTAAATCAGCAGGGTCTATATTGGCAGTTACATTTGACAGTTGTGCAATTGCTGATGTCGTATTATTATATGTCTCTAATCCTAAGTAAAATCTTTTAGCTTTGGCAAAGTCAAATAAGTCAATTGTTCCATCTCCATTGAAATCATACAGGCTTTTACTCAAACTGCTTGTTGTCTCTGCTTTAATTGCACCACTTATTGTATTAATCACATTGATGTCTGGTGGAATATATACTTGAACTGTTGATGATAACTTATTTTGCTCAATGCTCCAATTTCCTATTGTTCCAGCCTTAAATGTTGCTCTTCCATCTGCTGAAATAGTTGTATTAGTAGATGTAAGTGTGAACAGATTACCATTGATATTAACAGACTTATTACCACTAATATTAATTGTTCCGCTTGCATTAAGTGTTATATCATCTGCTATCGCTTCGATTGCAGATTTAAGCTCACCGCTTGTCGGGTCTTTCTTAATATAAAGGTCAAGACTTGCTGTTGTAGCATAACCTTCAAGGCTCTTCTTTGTAGCGTAATTATTAGAGACTTCCAACTTTATACTATTGCTTTCCTTGGTTATTGCCTGTGTAATAGCATTATTAACTTGTACAGTGGTGCTATAATTGTCTCTTATATCAATCTGTGTCTTACTTAATTCAGAGCTGATTGTATTAAGGTTCACCTTTAACGCGGCATTTTGATTAAGAAGATAAGCGATTTCGGTTGAAGATATTTCTTTCCAACCGTGCGTTCCGTCTATTTTTTTAATCCAACGCCACGCTCTGTTCTGTGCTTCCCAATACGCTATAATGCCTACATAATTATCATATTCTGCTTCTGTGTATTCCCATGTGCTATCACTAGGGTATCTATCATCGCTTGGATATATAGGTACACTCCACTCATTAGCTGGATAATTATCCTTAGTCGGCTCGTATGTCACCTGATATACCTTGAAATCATCGTTGAGTTGCTTGTAAACATCTCCTATTTGCACACCGAAGCTATCAAGCGTACTTGTAACTGTATTAAATTTGCTTTCGATGGATTCTCCATTACGAATATCAGTCCACCATAGCTTCTGGTCAATGAAATCTTTGGATTGCTTAATGGCTGAACCCCACAATATAGAATTGCCACCAACTGTTGTCTGAATACTCTTGAATACGCTATCAAGGGTTTGCTGTTCACTATCAACATATATCTTCGTTGAATTAAACGTGTGTGAACCATCATTGTTGATAACATTGAACAGCGATTCTATATTTAACTTGCTTGCGGCAATATCAGCATTATCCTTAACCATATCATCACGGATAACTTGTCGTTGAATACCTTTGTCTGTTAATCCAATAGCGTCAAACATCAAATTGCCTGATTTATCCCAGATATACATGTTGTAATCTGAATTAGCGTCTTTGCCTATCTGAACCCTAACCCTATTGCTGTCAGATATTTGAATTGTATTGTCTTTCCACTGTGACTTGCCATCTTCGCTGTGAACAAGTACATTAGTAGTATTAATGTCAAGTGCTGTGATTTTGCTTGCGTCAAGACTATCAATCATTGCTGACTTAATCTGCGCTTCTCCCAAAACAGCAATAACAGAATTAGAGAAATCCGTTGTTATTGTTGTTCCTGTTGCTGAACCGAATATTAATGTCTTGATATCAGCTACACTTGCGTCAAGTATGCCAACTTTCTCATAATCTACTTTAAGATTTGCAATGTCCGCATTAACAGCCTTAAGGCTTTCCACATTAGCATTAATGATATCTGCATATGTTGCATCTAGTTTATTTGTTTTAAGGTTATCAATATCAGCATTAACAGCTTTTAAGGTTTCAATGCTTGCGTATCTGATATCAGCTTCATCAACAGATAGCTTATTGATAAGTGCTTTATTTACAAGTATCAAGTCGGCATAGTACCGTTCCATCTGCTTAGTAATAGGACCAGAAGCAACACTTGTATTCTCCGCGTCAGATTGACCTATAGATGTAACAGTATCCATTAAGCCGCCGTCGCATTCGTGTATAATCTGCATTATAGGTACTTTGTAATCAACGCCACCTTTGTTGACAGTTATAATGTCACCAACTTCTAGTCGGTAATCACCGACAAACTTAACTGTAAGCGGTCTAAATGTAAAACCGCCTATCTTTTTATAGACTTCATCAAGAATTGCTTGCGTCATAAACGGATTAGCAAAACTAAGTCCTGTCGCTCCGTCACCAGAAGTAATCTGACTTTGTTCTGTAGAACCGCTTTTGGTATTGTTGCAAGTCAGCTTCTGTATAATAAAATCTTTACTCGTTGTGAATGTAACGCCTTGCTGATAATACTTATGTCCGTCAAGTACATATCCACTATCTTTATACCACCTTAATTCAAGGTTTCCGTCAGAGTTAATTACCGCATTACAGCCTTGTAGCATAGCCATATAACCGATAATTTCTCTATAGGTATATCCTTGTGGCTTGTCGCTGATAGTATGTGCTGTAACTATATTTGTTGCTAAAGATATCCCTAACTTGCCACATATCTCATTAAGAATAGCTTTATCTGTGCTAGGAAATGCCATATCCGAGAAGTAAGGCATGTCGGCCTTATACATTCTGTCGTATGCTTCGTAGCTTGTGTATTCTCCGTCACTTGTCTGCTTAGTAACGGTGAATATTCCCAACTTAATATACTTAATTTCTGTGCCAACCTTAACACCCTCAAATATGGTAATCTCCTTATTTTCAAGGCTTATTGCTGGCATATAAATAGAAAAGGTAACACTGCTACTGCAAGTGTTACCTATCGTAATTTCGCTGTTGGGATTTATCATGTTTTGAAACTTGAAATTGTTAAGTGTTTCAGTATGTTCTTTTCCATCAACAACATACTTGGAATAGTATCTTGCACTATTTCCCTTAACAATTTCCGTCATAGCTGTGTCTAATATCTTCATTCTACACCGCCTTTATTGATTAATTAATGGCTTATCATAAACTCAATTGAGTATAATTTAGCTGGTGTAATTTCTTCGCATTTATCGAATGCGTCCATAGGAAGCATTGTCATGTCAGGTGCTTCAATCTCCTGCTCATTGATTTCCTGTAATTCTTCCTGTAACTTCTTTAAGTTCTCTGATGCAATCTGATATTGATTATCATTGATAACTGGATTGCCGCTGTCGTCCTTATCTGCATACTTAACCTTAGTATCTTCTATGGTCTGTAATGTTGCCTTGTACAGCTCTTCTAATGCCTTAATATTGCACATGACAGCCATAGCAATTCTGCCTGTAGTCTTGTCGTGCGATATGTTACTTAAGCTCTGAAATCTGTCTATTAACTCACTTGTTTTAAGTTTCATGTGGAACTCTCCTTTATTTCTGAATTAAACTCAATTTTGCTCCGACTATAAGTCCGTCCTCATTCTTTGCCCTTGTAAGGTACGGATATGTCACATCTCCTGTGTATATTGTCATTTCCTTTTGCGTGCCACCTAAGAATAAGACTTGTGCCGTTGGAAATGGGTTATCTACGTCGCTTACTACATTATCAAGCAATAGTGCTTGCTCACCTGTTAGTGGTGGTAATTGAAGCTCTACTTTGTCTTTGATATCCACGATTGTACCTACCATTTCTCCATAATCGTTTCTTCCTGTATTTTTAGACCATATTTTATTCCTACTGTATGTGTAGCCGTTATATGCTACTGGGAATCTAACCCCCTCAATCACAACTGCGTCAATCAATCAAACCACCCCTTTCAAGGCATTAAAAAAGGAATGCACCATTTCTGATACATTCCTTAATATTTCTATTGCGTTAATTCAATTAGTGTTATATAATATCTGTACTGCTTGTTTAAGCGGTATTGTTACTTTTGGCTGTCAGTTGTCGGGCTGACAGCCTTTTGTTTACCAAAAAATCAGCCCACATCTGTTACACACAAACCTATGTTGTGAATAAGTTCCGCCCTGTTGCTTAATCTTCTCTTTCTTATTAACCAGTGTAAACGGTCTTAAAGGATTCAGATTAACAGTATATCTTGTCTTAGTTTTCTGTGGTACAGTTGTTGTAATCTGCGTGTGAGAACAGTCCCAACTGCTACATCTTGGACAATATACTTCAACTAAGCCGTTTTCTGTTGCTCTGTATACACCTTTAAAGTTAGGATTTAGTGGGTGTTGAATTTGTGGTTGCTGTTTCTTCTTCACCCCTATTGCTTCTAGCATTTCGTTTAGTTCTTTTTTCACTGACATACATATTTCCTCTACTGTAATTCTAATGTTAATTTCATAAGTTTTTTATCATCTCCCAGTGACGTTACTTCTAAATCAACATTACTTTTATCTTCTAGTATATATATCCTTGCAACTGTAATATTTGTACCTGTCTGTAATTCTCTTGCAATATTATTGTATTCGTCAATGTCAAAACTAACTAACGGATAGTCGAGTTCTTTGCCGTTCTGAAAGCATGTAACATTATAATTATATGCAAAGGCTGTGTTATCTTCTGAATTGTTTGCAAAGTCAAAATAAACGGCAAGAACTTCTCTGCCATTGCTATCTGTAATTACATCATGCTTAAGATATTTAAGCGTTGTATCATTATATCTTGCCGTGTCTGTATCTTGCTGTATTGCAATGGTTTGTTTCGTAGCATTGGCATTGTTACTGCTGTTACCACTTCCGTTGCTGAAAGCGACTATCAGAAATAGCACAAACGATACTATTGCAAAGTAAGAGCCTAAGTGCCTTTGTGACTTGTTGCCTTTACTTTTAATTAAATCTACAATAGCCAATATAAAGCCTATTGGAATTGTGAATATAAATAGTGCTGTGATTGCCGCCGCTATGCTGAGTTTACTGTCTTTCTTTTTCTGTTTTTTATCTCCCATATTGCATTACCCCTTTGCTTTTTATATAGCAAAAGAATAACACAATACATTTATCTTATCAATATGGAAAGGCTGCTTGACCTGTCATATTAGTATAGTTATTAGCTTTATCTTGTACCATTGTAAACAGCTTATCTGCGTCACCTTGTAATGTTATGTTTACATTGTTGTTAGCTTCTGACATAGCTGCTACAACTGCATTGTAAACGGCCGGATAAACTGCATTGGCAATACCTATTGTAATTTCCTGCTGATTGGCTACTGCTGTTCTTCCGTCCATAGTACCAACCATTTCGGGTCCAACTTCATTAGCAACGAACAACTGTCCTTTGTCTGGGAATCCGCCGTTTGCGTACCAATCAATACTGACTTTTGGCACTTTAGGCGGTGCAAGACTAAATTCTCCGTCAATCTTAAAGTGTGGTGTATCAATATGCGGAAACTCAAGTCCTAAATCATTCCACCACTGCTTAAAGCTGTTCCAAGCGTTCTGTATCTTAGTTTTAAAATCTTCGATAGCCACAGAAATGCGTTGAAGTGCTGGTTTGCTATCCCACCAATCTACAACATCATCCCACTTCCCTTGAATGCCTTTTTTAATTCCGTCAGCCAAGCTTTCCCATTTCTCCTTAGTAAACCACGGTTTCACATCATTGCTCCACCAAGAAACAATTGCAAGACTGTTCCACCAACCAACGATTGAATCCCATTTTTCTTGTATTCCTAATTTCATTCCGTCAACAGCGTCAACCCATGTATCTTTTTTAAACCACGGTGCAACATTATTATTCCACCAGCTAACAATAGCTGTATTGCTCCACCAATCTGAAAAACTGTTCCATTTTTCACTTAAAGATGTTTTTATATTGTCTCCCAGTTCTCCCCATTTTTCCTTAGTAAACCACGGCGCAACACTTGCAGTCCACCAATTTGCTATATCATCTTTATGCCCGAATGTGATAGTTTCTATCACTCCGTCAATAAAGCTAGGTAAATCTTCAAATGGTGCTTTTATAAGATATGCTAATTGGTCGAACATTGACATATCTATTTTCTCACCTGTTAATTTTTCATTGAGCCAATTGCCTAAATTAAATCCAGCAATAGCAGCTACTATTCCACCTACTATTCCAGCACCTATAGTTAAGCCTATTTCTGTTGCTGTTCCTGCTCCTATAATAGTGCCTATATCTGTTGTAAGTAATCCACCTATTCCTGATATTATACTGCCTGTTCCGAATGATTTTAAAGCACCTTTAATACTTGTCCCTATTACTGTAACAAGTTTCTTTTTCAAAACACTTCCTAAGCCTGTAAATTTTAATGCTGCTATAGCCGTTATTAAGGTTGTTTCGATTGGTGCTGCCGTAAATGAACCACTCCATAATTCGATAGCTGCTTTAATGGCTTGCCATAACACATTGCCAAGGCTTGAAAATATTTCAAGCCAATTAAGTCCAGCTAAATACTCTCCTATATTATGTCCAATTGTATACCAAGGAACATCATCTATAGCCTTTGCGAACCAATTAAAAATTCCTGCCACAAGGTTAGATGTATCTTGTCCTGCTGCATAGAAATCCCCAATTGCAAAGTCTTTAAATATCTTCCTAACAGGTTCAAGTGCTTTCTCTATCTTATCAGCCCAAGCAACCGCCGAATTTTCCATATTGGCAAATGCTTTATTCCAAGCTGCTTCATATTCTGCCGCTGCCTTAGCAATATCGTCTGTCAAATCAATAGTGCTACCGCCACCACCGCTTGAGCCTTTGCTTGAGCTTGTATCGTCTTGTAATTTATTTATTTCATCAAATCCCATAAGGGATAATGTAGCTTTCTTAGCTGAATCAGCCACATCTTGATAGCCGTCTGAAATATCTTCTAAGCCGTCTGATGTATCTTTATAGCCACTTTGTCCGAAGCTCTCAAAGTCAATCTTAACGCCCATTAAAGAAGCAAGGTTGACTAATAATCTTTTGATTGCAATAGCTACTCCGTTTACTACTGGCATAACCTTTGAAAGAATTGGAATAAATAGCTGTCCTGCTACCATTCCTACCTCTTTCATATTGTTACTGAACTGGCGTAACATATTTGATGGGCTGTTAATCGTATTGGCTAAATCACCCCAAGATACTTTACTCTGGTCTAATATTGCCAACACTCTTAACTGCTGTTTTTCCATTTGTGTCATTTCTGATACAGACTTAGATATGCCTAAGTTATAAGCATATGTCGCTAATGTAGCATTGGTAATATCAATACCATACTTATACAATGCCCTTGATTGACCGATTAAGCCGCTTTGTAAGTTCTGTGCAACCGTTTTATAGTCCACATTAAAAAGTGAACTTATATCGCCTGCAAGCATTGTCATTGACTTTGTTATTGCCGTTGTTGCTTCGCCTGTCTGTCCTAATGAGTTAGTGACAGAAGCTAACTGTGAAGCGTACTGTGTTATCTCTTGTATGTTAAGTCCTAAGTTCTTTGCTCCACTTTCTTCAAGTAAGCCACCTTGAACATTGACTTTTAAACCAGACAGCTTTCCGAGAGTATCATTTACTCTACTTTGGAAGCTCTCTGCATATGCTGTTGCGTTATCATATCCGTACTTTTCGTAATCTTTATTCCACTCCGAGCCAATCTTGCCAAACGCAACCGCTTGATAGTTGAAAGCTTCAATGTAATCTGTTGTTGACTTGATGGCTTCTATAAGTTTCTTACTGCCACGAATTACCATAAAATAAGTGGCATAAAACTTGCCTATTGCACTTGCCAAGTTCCAACTGCTTTTAGTTGCTGTCCTAGTGCTTGTAGAAACGCCATACAGCGACTTTTGAAGTGAGTTTGAAGAAGTACCCACCTTGCTACCTTGACTAGCAAGATTAGCCAATGCGTTAGTCATTTGAATAACATTTTGACTTACTGTTGGTGCTCTTGATAGCGTTGTCATTAAGCCATTTAAAGCATTGCCTAGCTTTGGAATGTTTACAACGGCGTTTTCTATACTCTTACTGCCTAGCTTACCAAGTGACTTTGCAAATTCTGTGACCTGTGTTGCATTTTGCGGAATAGCTGATATGCTTGCAACTGCCTTTGTGACAGCTTGAAGTGATGTAGCTGTGTTAGTTAGTGCAACCGAATCAACAGAACCTATCTTTGTGATGTTCTTAGCAAGCCTTGTAAAATCTGCTGTCCCTGCGTTCATATTCTGCATAGCAGAACCTAACTGACTAACACCATTTGCAAGGCTGCTTAGTGATGAACCATTCACAGTTGCAAGTGATGTTGACAGCCTTGTAAGCTGATTTATCAGTTTATCAACAGAATTGATAGCTTTAGTGGCAGTACCGGTAATTTTGACTTCTAAACTGTCTAATTCCACGCTTTAACCCCCTTTTATAGGATTGTTGGCGGTAGTCCTCTCTTTTCAGTCTGTGCCGCCCATTTTTGCTCATTGAGTAACATCAGCCGTAACTCTTTATCGTTGGTATCTTTTTTGCTTTCTTCTGTTTTTTCTGATAAAATAGCCTGTTTAGGATATTCGATATGAGTATCTTTGCTAAATGCCGCACCAATGCCGCAAGAAATAGCTGGTATTGCATAGACAAGAAACCAGTTATACATTTCCGCATCTCGATTTTGTCTATCAATCTTTTTGCCTTTTGCGTATAGCAATAGTTTTGTAGGTGTCATTTTAAGAAAGTCTGAATAACTAACGCCTAGTGAACTGGCTAAGACAAAGTATTCTTCCCAAATTATTTTGTGGAAGTCTGCTTTTTCTTGTGGTCTTGCGGAACTACTGTCAGCTTCTTCTGCTCTTTTGTTGCTTCTTCCACATTGTCCGCCAATTCCTCTAACATCGCTGTTATTCCGCTCAACTCGAAAAAACCATCATCTTTCATCGCTTTCTTGATTTCTTCAAACAATGTTCTATATCCGTAACTCTTATCTGTCTTTCTCTTCTCTGTAATATATGCTCTAGTGAGTTCCTTTGCTTCATCCATAGTTACAGGATTGTTGTCAATACAACCTGCATAAATGGCTGTGACGCAAATTTCCGATGCTTTTGATACAGTTTCGCTAAGAACACCAAACGCAAGCTTTGCCGCTTCACTTTCACTCTTTGCTGTTTTGACGGAAATCGTAGACAAGCAAGAAGAGGTTATACATTCAAACATCTTCTGCACAATGCTTTCACACTCTGCCGCACCAAAAGAGAACTCAACTTTGTATTCTTTTCCGTTTACATTAATATTCATCATAATTTTTACCCTTTCCCGCCCTATCGTCCATATAGGGAAAGGTGCGGATTTTACACCGCACCTACCTTTTAAAATAATTATTCTGTTACATCATCAAGATATGATGTGTAGTCGGCTGTTTTGGCGTTTGTGCCACCAATCGACACAGCCTTTGATTTAGTCGATTGGCTTATCATTCCCCCACCTTTGTTACTGTGAATGTGCCACCAGCAGCCTCGACAACTTGAAGCTTGTCTGTACATTCGATAGGTGAAGTGTTAGGAACTGCTGTTACTGTCATTTCAAGTACTGAATCAGTACCAGAAACATCATTAGGTGTTGCTGTTACCTGTCCGACAAATGCGTACTTAGCAACCGCACCTAATCCGTCAGAGCCATATAACTGAATAATATCTAACTGCTTGCCCTCCGCCTTGATTAAGTCCTGTAAATAAGCCTTTTCAAGATTTCCTGTGTAAGTCTTAGCGTCAGATGTTTTGATACCCATTAAGAATGTCTGTGAATCATCTTCAAATGTTGTACTTTCAACTGTGTTAGGTGCTGATACTGGTGCTGAAATTGACTTAGCCGCAACCATTAACTTGTATGAACCTGCAAAGCCATCTTCGCTATGCTCCTTGTAGATAACCCTAGCTTTATAACTTGTACTTGCCATTGCCTTGTCTACCTCCTAAAAATTTGCAAAAAAATAAGAGCATTTCTGCTCTTTGTTACATTAATCTGTCATTTGCCGCTATCATTCGTCTGAATCTAGCGGTACTCTTATGTACTTTATTACTGATTGAAAATTCCGGCATTGCATTGCCTTGGAATCTCATTGTCTTGAATGTATCTGTAATTACTGCCATAACCTTGCGACAATCAGATTTGCTTGTGTTAGTGGTAACATCTACTTGAAATGTTGCTAACAATGCGTTTATTGTTTGTCCGTCAAGCGTTTGTCCTTGTTCAACTGCTGGCAGTAAATGAATGTATACTGTTGGGAATGCTGCTTGACCGCTGTTTTCCCCCTCATTGGTTATGACTATCTTTGGATATGTCTTTTTAAGCTGTGTTAGGGTTTTAGCCTTGACAAGTGCTGTGACTGTGTTTTCAAGGTCTATCGCCCAATCGTTTGCATTTGCCATTAACTAAACACCCTCCTTGCTACCTCAACATATTTCTGTATGATTTCCATATCAGCCTTATAAACAGGCATTTGTGCTTCTACGCCGTGTGTAAGAACTAAGGTTCCGTCATCGTCATAGTAACCCCACACTTTTTGTATGCCGTGATGTTCGCCGTATGAGCCTATAACCATACCATTAACAACACCTTTGTCGTGTGGACTACTTCCAGCCGCTCCATTGTAGAATACACCAGCTCCGAACTCTATAAACATAAGTTCTTTGCCCTCTACAATTAATTTTGCTTCGGCATATTCTCTAACAGATTTTATCTCAACATAACTGTGATGGCTTGTATCTGAACCGCTACGAACACCTTTCTCATCATATGTATAACTTGCTTTTGCCATATTTTCATCTATAACAGGTATTCCAACTTCTGCAAGCTCTTTGACAAGCTGTAAAGTCTTTTTGATAAGCCAGTTCTTATACTGTTGTAGCTGCCTGATAGCTTCATTTACGGACTTTTCAGACAATGATATATTAATTGTATGTCTTGCCATAGATGCACCTACTTTACAACTGCTTTAAGCATATATTTAGTTGAGTACAATGCCGGCTTAATGCCTACAATCGTGAAATCTGCTGATGTTTCATCAACAAGACTGTCAGATGTGTATGTAGGCTTGCTATCAAGCCATATAAGGTCGCCTTTTTGAATAGGTAGTGTATTCCTATCTGTCAGCAAAATAGCGTCAAAATCAGCGGTATCAAAGCCATATTCTTTACTCTGTGCTTCTCCACCACTGAATGATATGTTTGCTTTGAAATCGACCGGCTCTGAAAAACCTGTTTTTTCTTCAAGAACTTTAGGTATCTTATTTCCCTCATCATCAAGATAAGGAATGAAGTTGCCCTCTGTGTCGGTATATCCCTCATAAAGGATATTGCCGTCATCATCTCTTTCATAGATAGTTACTGTCTGTCCTTGAAGCGAATACTTCATAGCCTGCTTATTAATGTCAAGCATATTACTTCACATCCTTGCCAAATCGCTTCCATAGTTCAGACAGCTTCTCCCAACCGTACATCGCTACAAAAGCAACAACAAATCCTGCCATAATCGCCGCAAGAATCATGTACCACAGTATTGTCATCTGAATATACTGCATATAAGCAACAAATGCCGCTACAGTAATACCAATTGATAAGACAAATACCACAATATCTGTAGGTACCTTATTGAATACTCCAATACCCTTGATTACCTGTGTAATTACAGATACCATAAAGGCTAATGCCCCGACAATCGCTAATATGATTGTCATATTTGCAATCAATGTCTGCATAATCTCCATTCTGCTATACCTCCTTATCTTCATTAAGTCGTGCTTCCAATCCGTCTATTCGGTGGTGTGCTGACTTTACACTTTCCTCAACTTTAATAATCCTGTTATCGTGAGAATTAAGTTCTTTTCTCATTTCTATAACTTCATTTTTTATCTCTGTTGTGTTGCCTGATATCGTGTCAAGTTTCATATTTATGCGTGTATTTTCCTTTACACGCTCCGTAAGTTCTGCATTGTCAGACTTTTTGTTGTTCTTAAGATTAAATCCCAACGTAAACAGTCCGAAAAAGACGGAAAAAGCAACTGAAATAATGCTTATAATTACTGCTATTGGCATTGATATACCGCCTTTCATAATTAATAATGGCACACCGCCCACCACCCTTAATGTGTGCCGCCTGCTACCATATTGCCGACATCAGCAAAATGGTAACGCACAATCTTCTTTATTATTCTGTAATGCCCTATAGGCGTTATAATACTTTGGCAAATGGAAATACCCCAACAAATAAACTGTCTCTATCTCTCCAAGTTCTGTTGACACCATTCTCATTGTAGCTTGCCATAAATGCTTCACCTGCCTGTGAATGGTCGTAGACAGCTAGATTTACAATAACACTCTCAAATTTCTTCAAGTCCTCGGTTATCATTTCGTCTGTGTAGCTGTCAGGGTAATTTCTTCTTGCTTTTACATCTTCTGTAGCTTGTTTAATAAGCTGTTCGATTATCGGATCATCTTCTTTGTTATCGAACACTACCACATCAGATGTTGTTTCATCATCATTTGTGACTGTATCAATATGAAATTGTTTAAGTCTGATTTTAGCTTGTTCTAATGTAGTGTATTCCATAATTTAGCTCCTATAATCCTAATTTCTCAATTAACAGTTCTTTAAGTTCTGCTCCTGTAAGCTCCATTGCGTTCTCAATACCTTGTTCTAAGGCAAGCGTCTGCAAGTCCGCTGTTGGCATACGCTTAATAGCTGTCTTTGTGTAATCGTTTGTAGGTTGAACAGGAAACTTATCCTGTTCTTCCTCATACTTAAGCTCATCTCCATAAACAGCTTCCTGTCTTACATTATCTGCTGTTACTTCTTCACTCTGCTTTGCGGCGTTGATTTTATGTCGTCTTAATAACATATAAACACCTCTTACTTTCCAAACTTAGCAAGAACAACCTTTGAATCGTTGCTTAAGACTGCTGTGTAATGCTCATCACCAGAGATAACAGTTGTCTTTGCAAGAATATCTCTGTCCGATTCAATCTCAACACTTCTCTTCATATAGATTGTAAGTGCATTCTCTTCTTCTGACACGCCATCCGCACCTGTGTCCTCGTTAGGGTCTTCTGCTGATACGATAACAATAGGACAAGCATAGAACTCTGTTGTAACAGCCTTTAACTTGCTACCTACCTTGATTTCCTTGTCCTTTAGCTTAAGCGTATGTGCAAGTGCTGTATTAAGGTGAACATTAGTTGCGTCTTCGCTTGTTGTATCAGCTACAACATTGATTGTTCCTGTTGAATCATCAAGCTCATACTTAATCAGCTTAACTTTCTTGGACTTAACAACCTGTGCTCCTGCAATAGAACCGATAGTGCCATTCATAATTACATTAAGTGGGTACTTATCATTACTTTTAAAATCATCATCATTAAGCAATGTGGCTTCCTGCGCCGGATTGATGAACAATATCTTTGTAAGTGATGAATCTGATTCATCATCAAATTTGCTATTAGCTGCTACAACTGCTGAATAGCTGATAGGTGCTGCTGTTCCATCGTAATCAATGGGTGCTGTGCAAAGTGCGTCATAGCTGTCATTATCAACCTTTGCAGCGATTGACATAGCAATCTGATTGATAGCTGTACCAAGTGGGTCGCCGTAACCAGATAATACTGATTCATCTGTAAGCTCTACAGCCTTACCTGCTTTCTTAACCTTTGCTTCTGTTGTAGATGTTGTAAGTACTGTTGTACCCATAGCAACACCTTCTGCTACATCTTCTGCGTCACCAATATAAGCGTACTTCGGTACAACAATTGTGCTACCCGGTCTGCCTACAAGTGTTGTATCAACTCTTGCGATAGGCGAGAATTTAATCTTTTTTGGTAACTTAGCTGATACCATATCAGCCATTACCTGTGGATCTACTAAATTTTCTAACTTAGTCTGTGGCATAGTTTATTTACCTCCGTTTTCTACTCTGTGAACTTCTTGTAAAGTTCTGGATTCTTATTTTTGAACTCCACTCTTTCGTGGTAATTCATTTTATTGAACTGTTCCTGTGTTACTGTGCTTTCTTCTCCACCGCCTGCATTAATAGCCGGTCTTGATTTAAGCCACTCTGCCTTAGCTTCTTTAACCCGCCTTTGCACTTCATTGGCAATTACAGTTGCTATAAGGCTATGGTCTGCGTCTGCAACTGCCTCAATCAAAGAATCAATATCCTTTCCATCACCTATAACTTTCTGATAAGCGTTGACAGCTTTCATGTGATTAAGCTCTTTGCTCATGTTCTCGAACTTTTCAGCCTGCAACTTTTCAGCTTCTGCCTTTGCTTCTGCTTCCTGTTCTTCTGCTGTCTGCTTTGAGCGAAGTTCTTTCTTATACTTAGCTGCTTCTGAACTGGCTTTATCAGAGGCGTTCTTATACCTCTCTTTTTCAGCTCTTTCACTAGCAAGCTGTGCCATAAGTTCTTCTACGCTAGGTGTCTGTTCTTCGTTTTGTGGCTCATTATTAATTGTTGGTTCTGTTGTTGTGTTAGTTACATCTGCCATAATTTCTTTACCTCTGCTTTCTGCGTTTTTTGTTGTTCTCTCAACTTCTTGCGATATTTGTATTGCCCTTTCTCTAGGGCATATAAAAAGCCACAAGGCATTTTCTACCCTGTGGCTCAATATCAATTATTTATCTGTTCTGCTCTTATCTATAACCGGACTATTTTCTGTCTGGTCTGATAAGTCTTGCATTGTGCGGTCTTTATTAGGTGGCTGTTCTCCATCTCCACCCTCTGCTTGGTTCTGTGTATTTTTGTTGATTATACTGTCTTGATATGCCTTAACCATCTTTCCGCTTCTCGCTACAACATCGTTAGGGTCATCAAAGAATGGAATTGCATCAACTGTATCTTTAAGGCTAAATCCGTGGCTTATCAATGTTGCCATAGCATTAACCTTGGTTGACATTTCATAAGTTTTTTGTCGCTTAATGTTAGGTTTTACATCTCTTGCCCTTAATTTAAGCAATGGATTGCTGCTGTTAACATTGTTTGATAGCTTGATAGCTGCAAGAACAACTTTTATCTCTTCCATTTTGCAGCCATCTGTAATTAATTGCTGTTTTGCCGCTGCTGTTTCAGCCTGTGACCAGCCTGTTGCGTCTGACATTGCAACTCCTGTACTACCGCCACTATTATCATTTCGCTGTGGTACGTTGCATTTCTGTAAGATTATCTGTCGCCTTGATTGGATATTATTAAGCATACCTGTGTAATCATAATTAATTGTAAGCGGCTCAACTATTGGAGTTTTACCATTTTCTGCTGAATAAGTCTGTAACCATTCTCCAGACTTAGGTTTTCTTACTTTTTCACTGATATGTTGTGTTCCATCATTATCAACTGTTATTTCCTGTTCGACTGGGAAATCAACATCATTTGTGTGCCATACTGCCTGTGTATTCTGTTCAACATCATTAGTAAAGTCTGAAATGAGTAGATTTAAGTTATCCATTTCAGATATTTGCCGCTCAAAACAGCCCATTCTGTCAAATGACCTTGTGTATTCAATGATAGGAATTTTATGTAACGGATTTTCTTCCCCACTTCTTTTTAAAAATCCCCATTTTGTTTTTCCTTTTTTCGGTCCGTTAGTAATTTTTATTCCATCCGTTATTTCATAACGAATATCTTTGGTAAAGCAAGTGTAATATCTCGCTCCACTGTATTTATCCTTAATATAAGTGCCTGCAAGAATAACCCTCTTATCGCTATAAGCCGTTGACCTTATAACGAATGTTGTTCTTGGGTCTAATACATTATATGTAAAATAGCTTTCTCCGTCCTCATATTCTGTATTCACATCAATAAGGACATATCCAACGCCGCCGATTTCAACATATCTTGCAAGTTCCTGTTGCTTCTGTCTTGCGTTCTGCGATTCATAGCAACTGTTTAATTCTGCTATAGCTTCTGTGAAGTTAGAATCCTCATTGTCGCCGTTTTGAACTAGCGTTATAGGATTTCCCCACTTAAAACCTAAATTAAACTCTGTGACCTCGTTAGCCACATTATCACAGCACTCACAGTCAATGTCTGGTCTGTAAGTCTTTGGATTCTTCCTAACTATCGGCTGTATTCCTGCGTCATAATCAAGAAGAAACTGTATTCTGTTGGAATTAATATCATGTTCCAAAATTGCTTCACGCAAAATTGGTATTATATTGTCAGGTGTTATTTCTTTTGCACCTGTATAAATAGCAATTCTTCCTGTCTGCATTGTCTACACCTCTAATAAAATGTCATACCGCTTGAACTCCTGCTTTGTGGTATTTCCTTAATCTGAAAATCATCATCATCGTTAGGCACATACCATATCCATTTGTGGCAATGCTTGCACGCTAATTTATGTGTTCTTGGGTCTTTGCTGTCTGCCTTAGTCAAAAACTTGTGGCAGTTCGGACACATAATTGACTTGTCTTTGTTCGTATAAAAAATCATATTTCTACCTCGTTACATAGTAAAAGCACCGCCATAATTAAATGACGATGCTTTTCGATAAGGATTATACATGTTTATGAAGTTCGCTTTGCTCAATATAATAATAAACTAATAAAAGCGGACATATCGGACAACTTTACTATTTTTCAAAAAATCTTACAAAACTTTTTCTTACGCTATCCTCTGTATTTTCGCCGCCTATATAATCAGCCACTTCATTCCAAGTCTTATTTTCTAAAAATCTAAGATTGATTATTCTTCTCATTCTACTATCGCCAACGCTTGCAATAAATTCTTCAACCTCGTTGGTTTTTTCCAACAAATCATCTTCAAGCAACTGCAATGTGGCTTTTCTTGCATAAAGAAGTGTTTTCTTTCTACTGTACTCCGGGAATGGTATGCCCTCAATCTTGAAATGTTGTTTGCCACCATCGCCGCCGCTAACAGAATCTATAACCATTTCTCCAGCTTCAATTTTGCTTATATCCTTTTCAAGCCGTTCTATCTTTAACCTTACTTCTTTTACTTCTTCCTGTAAGTCTGAATACTGTGATAAAACTTCCTTTGTCACCATAAATACCCTCCTCTTATATTGGACTCGACATAATTACTGTCTTTTTTATTCTATTTCCTTTTGTCATTCTTAACGCAAAGTTTGAGAAAACGTCTGGAACATCATCTAATTGTTTTTTGCCTGATACCGAATATTGCTTTAACAGTGACATCATCACTCCGTATGGCTCATTAGGCTTATAAAGTGATGCGTCTTTAAAAATAATATGTTGTAATATCCAGTTAGAACATTGGAATATCCTTGCTTCCTTATTCGTTTCGGTCGGTGTATCAGTAATGTTACATATCCAGCCTACACTCTCAACTCTTTTATTGACTTCCATTGCAACTCTGTCACCGCCAGCATTACGCTCAAATTCGCATTCTTGCACTTTATTATTTACAAGCACTCCTGCGGCATTTCTGTATTGTTCTTCGTAATCTGCTGTGTTATCGCATACGCAATCAATGCAGTAATAGTCTTCTCCGTACTTCTGTAATACAGGTAATACGAAATAGTCTGTTCCTTTACCCTTAGTATCGCATTGTGCTGTGATAATTTCTGGTTCTCCGTGTGGCAGATTAAGGTATCTGCGGATTTTATCATCTGGGAATAATAACCCCTCACGTTCGATAGGCTCTTGTTTATACAAACATCTATAAGATATTTCGTCCATGAGTAATTGTTGGTCAGTAAAAAACTCTTTTGTAAATCCACTATACTCATAGTCAAAATTACTCTCACCTGTTACTGGATCTACATCCGGCACAGCAATAGTCTTAACTCTTTTGTTTCCTGCGTACATATTCTGTATTCTTCCGATAACATCATGTACGCTCCAACGTGTAGCAATATGTATCTCTTTGCAGTTATGTCCGTCTGTATCTTGGATTTTTCTTTGTCTGGCATCTACTGCATATTTATCCCACAGCTTATCAAGTACCATAGGATTAAGTGCTTCTTCAATACCACCTATCATATCATCCACAAGTAAAAACTTACTTGCACGAACTTTACCGGCATTCTTACTTCCTACAGATGTACATTGTACGCTTGGAAATGGCTTATATTTGCCGATATTGAACTGCTCTAACTTTGCATTAGTGCTTGTAACTGTAAGGCTAGGAAAGATTTCGTTCCATGCATATTCATCAGCATTTGTAACAATATCGTATACACCATCATAATACATTCGTGTAATGTCGCCAGAATGGGAGTAAAAAAGGCAAAAATCATTAGGAAACCAACCAGCTACTAAAGCGTTAAACATCTTTTCGATAGTTGTCTTTCCCGCTCCAGGTATTAATGACACGCACAATATATCGTATTTATCATCAATCATGCCCTGTAAGGCTTCTATTAATCCCATTTTTAAGAATTGTTTGCGACGTGGCATATAAAATCGTTCTTTAGGCTCTCTTTTCTTTTCAAGATATCTAAATCCGCTATCAACAACTTTGTGTTGAGCTTCAATCAGTAAAATATCATAAAACCAATTAATCAGCTCATATTCCGTTTTATTTGCAAACGCATACTTTTCCAAATCCCAAATCGTGCCACCTGTTTTAGCCGTGCAGAAGTCCTCTATAAGCTCTTTTGCCCTCTTAGTGAGTTGTAGTCCATACTCAATATCTTTCTCGCCATTTATGGCTACACTGCAAGCGTCTACATAGGCATTAATTACCTGTTCATCTATTCCGTTTTTTTCTATGTAATTTTCATATCCATTGATTGTAGAAATAAGGCTCTGACTAGCCATAAGAAAAGCACCTCCACTTTTCAGCAAAGGTGCTTATAGACCTCTGCCTATAACTGTTTTAGGTTAGCGGCTACAATCAATTTGTAGTCGGTAATATCACTTAATCAATATCTGCAATGCTTTCTACAAAGCAATTGTAGTAGATATATCTCTTACCATTAAAATCAAACTTAACATATTCACCATCGTTTGTATCAATATCAATCTTGCCTTCATATGTTGCGAGTTCTTTACCATCTGCCGTGTATACAGTAATTGTTCTTTGCATATCGCCATTTACATCGCTTTTCATATCTGTTACCATTCTGTCCCATGACGCACATCCGGTCATTCCTAAGCATAATGTCAATCCTAACACAACTGCTAAAATTTTCTTCTTCATAATATATTCCTTTCTACTGATAATCAGCAATTAAACATTTACTAATTCATCTACATACCTTGTCATTTCAATTTTTGTTCCATTTTCATCTCTTGTACTAATGTAAACACATTTGTCATCATGGCTTATCACATTTACAAGTCTAATTTCTGTTTCGTTATCTTTAAATCTGTAACACTCACGCATTTTCTCAATGCAGTTATTCATCTCTGATATTTTCATAAAATCACTTCCTATCCTTTTTGATAATCTCTCTGAATACATCAAGCATTCCTGTTTCTTCAAGCAAAAACACTGTTCCTGCAATGCATATAGATATCATAAGTGCCACAGCTACTATAATCACAATTAAAAACATAATCGTAAAAGCATTACTCATTCCTCATAAACCTCTCAAAATCTTTTCTGCACTTAGGACATAGTTCGTATGTTTTTTCTAAAAATTCATATCTGCGAACATTCTTGATTTCAAGACACATATCATTATCTTCAAAAGTGGGAACTATATCTCCGCAGCATCCAACTTGCTTAAATCTAACTTTTTTCCAGCTCTTAGGTATTATCTCTTTTCCGCACCTGTCACAAGTGTGCCATTCTTTTTGATGTTTCATATAAGCCGCCCTCACTTATCAAATAAAAATCCGTTATTAACTATTTTGTTTTGTGTGAATAGTGTTTTAACATTGGCAATCCGTGTCTTTTTCTCCAGTTATTGCAAGCTATGTATTCAAGTGTCTTAATTATTATGCTATTTCTCACATAGTCCTTTTCGATCATCCTTATAGGCTTTCTACCAAGTACCTGCATGCCAACAATTTCTAATCGTTCATTTGTAACATCAATAGCATATTTTTCTCCGTAACCAACATCGAAAGATATGTTATTTATTTCAAAGTGCTTCATGCTATATATAGATTTGTCTTTTTCATAAAATCCGCACCCCTTAAGGCATATAACTGGGTAATCTAAATAGCAATTACTTTTCTCATTCACGCATGTGTGAGCCGTGCCAAGTACTCCGTAACTTAACATTTCATAATATTTACAATCTGTAGCTTTCTGGATATCTTTGGGTATTTCAACACCTAGTTCTTTTGCCCTTTTAATGCATTTGTCTTGTGGATAAATAATATGCGTTTTTATATCCATGTTGGTTGTACAGTCTATCCCGGAACTATATTTTGCACATTCTTCTCTGTATTCGCATATATCGCATTCGGTATTTTTCTCTTTATATTTTTGAGGCTTGTATTTCTTAAAATCCTTGCACTCATAGTCAAGTGATGTATCATTCCCTTTTTGGCATTCATAAACCGGATATTCTTCTCCTGTTTCTTCATCAAAATCAAAATCTTCATCACAATATTTGCAAATTGAGCAATCTTTCATATCACACCTCAAATCTTCGTAAATATATCCAAATCATAGTTATCTCTGATATAGTCAACAACTTCCTGTAATTTGCTTTTCACAAATTCATCATTGGCAATATCCGGGTGGCAATGCATTGTGCAGCTATCTTTCTTGCCTTGTGCCTTATATTTACGATAATCAAATGTCATTGTAAAAAGTGGTATTTCTGTCAGATTCTTTGTCTTGTGTCTTATCCAACAATTAACAATTCTCTTAATCATCGTTCTTCCCCCATAAATTATCTGGTAATTCCTCGCCACCATAAATCTTGTTGGCGTATTTCTTAAATGTCGGTACGCTACAACCTGCTACTTTTGCCGCTTTTACCTGTGAAACCTGTCCCGATATGTACAGGTTAATTGCTTCATAGAACTTCTCTTTGTTTAGTGGGTGTACGCCCATAGCCATAATAATCACTCCTTATTTCAAATATTTCTGTGCTAAGTTTTCTCTTATCATTCCAGACATGAAATGCTGCAAGCTCTTAGTTACTTCTTTGCCATTAATCCTGTATTTTGTCTGTAAGTAATAATCTATAAGCTCTTTGTAGTAATCATCAAATCCATAAGCAGAATTATCACTCATATAATTACCAACTGGCTCAAAGTAATTAATAACTATCTTTGTCAAAGCCTGTTCTGTAATGCGTATATGGCTCATATTTAAAGTTTTATTGTATTGCTCAAGGAAATAATCAATAATATGTTTTAATTCCTCTATTCGCCAATCTGACGGTTCACAATTAACAAATTCAATAGCAATGTTTTTGACTGCATCAGATTCGCTTTCGCCTTTTTCTGTTGAAAAAGCATATATATCTCCTCTTGAAAAATCTTTAGATTTTGAAAGAGCATTAGATGTATTACTTATACATTTATCACTTAAATCATAATTGTTATACTTATGTATGGATTTTTCTCCACTACCCCCTATGGATTTATTTCCGTTACCCTGTGGATTTTTATCCACCCCCTCATTTTCTTCTTTTATTTCCAATTCATTAATAAAATCATCATAGAATTTTTGAGTGAGTGTTATTATCCTGCCAGTAATTTCTCTTGTTCCCTCTCTATATGTGTATTCACGCTTAATATGTCCGTTTTTCTCTAATTTTAGTATTGCCTTTTGAATTGTATTTTCCTTTACACCGATAAAATCAGCAAAATGTCTGTTATTAGCATAACATTGCTTTTTACTGCCTTTTGATAAACTGTATATTTCTAAGAGTAAAAACTTTTCGTTAGGCGTATACTCTCTTGATAGATATAAATTTTTGTAAATCCATACGCCTTTAAAATCCCTAGTTTCGGGTATTATAATTTCTTTTGCCATAATCGAATACCTCCGCTTGATATTATTTATGTATGCCTGTGATACACACTCCGCTTGATTGATAAAACAACAAACAGGCACAGCGGAAGTGCTTTTCGGTAGCTAACCTAGTTTGTTGTAAATAGTTGCACGGAGAGTCGAACTCCGTCAGACCAAACCATGCCAATGCATTTCAAATCTGCAAATTCTATTTTGCAAAGAGTTTTCTGTTTCCGATAATACAACTACTATCCATACAGACAACCTTATAACCCATATTTGCAGTTCTGGTAATTAAAAGTTATCCAAAGATAAGCGCCGTACACAGGATTCGAACCTGCAAGCCTTTTACAGCCAACGATTTTCAAGACCGCTCCCTCACCACCCGGACATACGGCAAATATGACAGTGTAGTGGAACTGCCATATTTGAAATTGCTTTTGCCACTACTTTGTACAATTTCATGCGGACTTTCTACCGCTTACGGCAAGGTTCACCCCTGTCGTAAGTTAGTGCCGACATCGTGAATCGAACACGAACAACATTTCTGTTGGATAGCTTAGCAAGCTACTGGAATACCTTTATCCCATATCGGCAAATACCGCCTGTAACGGCTATCAAGAAACAAGAACAGAAACAATAAAATATTAGGGGTATTTTAGTAAGGAGTGCTTCTTGATAAGTTGGTTTTCACATGACTGTGTATATACACGCCAAGCCCTCTCAAGCGGTCTTGCACCGCTTTTAACTGAACAAAATCCAAAGAGGTACATGAAAGGAGGACTACCTTAAAATGCAAAACATGGTAGTCTACGATAAAAGTAAGACGAACTACACCAGTCGGATTCGAACCGACGCATACAGAGGTCAAAGCTCTGTGCCTTACCGCTTGGCTATGGTGCATTAAGTGGCTATTCTCGGTATATATTCGCCACAAACCGCAGTGTACTATCCTTTGTAGCCATTATACTTTCATTGACCGACACGGCTATTCTGACAATTCTATGTACTTGTCAATGTACCACTTAGCTTTTTTAATATCTTCTAAGCCATTCTTGTTGCCAGTGCGGTAGTTATACTTAAAAGCATTAAGCAAGCAAAATGTCTTTACAGCTTCAACACCAAATATCTCAAGCATAACATCTATACACTCATATTTACCGGTTGCGTAGTGGCTTGGATGATTAACACTGTCATTTACCGGCTTTTCATTGACGCTAGGTGCAACATCTTTAAGTGGAATAAAATTATCAAACTTATCATCACTCTTAGCACCGTTATGTATGCAATTATTACATGCGTATTCTGACTGAAGTCTACTTTCACAATTAATACAAGGTAATGGATATGAAATATCGCTCATTAAACATCACCTGCCTGTCTGTGATTAGCTTTGTAAGTATCAAATCCCTCTGGATATCTTGCTTTCAGCTTATCAATGTTAATCTGCATGATTTCATCAAGGCTAAACTCGAAAGAATCGCACATTAAAGCTAAGTACCAACATACATCGCTGATTTCACGCTTTAAATGTTCGGCATCTAACTGCTTTTCATGGAAAATCCATTTCTTAAGCATGTCGTTAAGTTCTCCAACCTCGCCGGATAAACCTAATGCAGCATTAAGAACACCACCCAATTCAATCTCTGGCGTATCTCCACAATGATTGCCAATCTTTAAATCGTTAATCTTGTTCAGAAGCCTGTCTGTAGACTTTTTATCGTTAGTACGCATAGCCAAAGCCTGATACTCTGCTCCCTGCATTTCTAACTCCTAACTCTTTTTTATTTTTTAAAATTTTTTGGAATTTACTCGGCTGAATTAGCCGTTTTCTGATGTGTTTATTGAATATCTTATGAATAATTAAGATGTGTCTATTATACACCTATCTATCAGATTTGTACAGTAGATTTATTGATTATATTATATGGGTTATTATCAGGACTATATATTAATAAATATAATGGTTATTGTATATAGCTTAATAAATTATTATTGGTTGGTTATGTATATATAAATATATATAATAAGCCTTTTTATCTTTGGGGATATTTGAGCGACTTAGTTGGGCGTGCAATGCGTGAATATATAACCCCCACGCCCTGCGTTTGTACATTATGCACAACGAAATCAGCCAGAACGGAGCGACTGCGCAATAAATAATCATCATGTAATCGCTGTCAATCCGCTTGTTTACTGGCTTTGTCGTGCTTTTATCGTTCAAATGTTCTGTTTTATCACTTCGCTAAACTCAACTTTAGCGAAATCATGCTATCGTGAGCCAAACTGCCAGAACCCGCTTATTTACTGGCTTTGTGGGATTTCTTGTACATCTTGCACAATGATTTCTTGTTGTGCAATTTGACGAACGTTAGAGCCTTGAGCGTCTCCGGATGTGCCAAGCTGCGGAAGGTCTGCGGCTGTTTTAATGGTCTTTGTGGTGCTTTCTCTACTGACACCGGGAAGATTCCATGCAAAGTGCCGGTTGAGTATTGCAAGGATTCCGACAGGGTTTTTGTTGCCGGTTGCGAGTTTATTCGATAAACTTTCTTCGCGAAAAATGCGCAGTTTTTCCGCAACGCCGAAACTTTTTATGCTTAGTTTTCGTTCACCGTTTCCCCAATCTAATATAGTATCTCTATTAATTCCAGTTAATAAGCTAAATCCTATAATACTACATTCTTTATCATATACAGCACATAAATAATAATATATATATAATATATACTCTACTTTATCATAATCATACATATTAAAATTATTATCCATAATACAATTAGTGCTATTTTTATTAATATTCTTATTTAACTTTAATATACTTTTATCACTGAAAACGTATTTATTTATATACATTAAAGCGGCATTCCATTTGCTCTGCGGTTCTTTGGTCATATCTTCGATATTGTGTTCTTCGCAGAACTGCGATAAATAAAGTTCTATGTCATTCTGAAATACTTCGGGCGTGTCTGGTGTTCCCTCCACTTTCTCCATATATTCCCCTTTCTGCTGGATCTGCTCCAGCTAATTATATTTAATGCAAATAAAAAACACCCAATAACTATTATATAATTATCGGGTGTAAATCTTATATATTTAATTATTAAAATAATATAGCATAAATATATTGCAAAGTCAATTTTCTTTATTTGATTTATAGTTATATTTTTCTAAAATTGGCTTGTACAATTCCTCTTCTGCTTGTTTTCGTGCGGCTGCTGCTTGTTCTATCGTGTTGTATCTGCCTAAATGATACGCCTTGCCTTTAAAAACTATTTGCGCCCTCCATTTTTTACGGCTATTATCCCATGTAACGCCTTTATATCCAGATGTGTTGTTTTTAGCCGTTGCTGCTGTAAGATTATCTAGCCTTGTATTTTCTACACACACTTTTTTAGCTTGCTCCGTAAGTACTTTCTTTCCGTTTTCACGAGAAAATTTTTGAGCTATGCAGCCACAGCTTCGAACCGCTCCCCTTTTTAGTTCTGCTTCTGTGGTCTCTTTAAGATTTCCACAATCGCATACACAGCGCCAAACAACAGAACCATTGTTTTTATCTCTTCTATTTGTTGGTTCTAAAACTGTAAGATTCCCGAATCTTT